CACTGGAACAGTATCTACGGATCAGAAGGAACAGGTTAGTCAGGCTTCTGGTCTTGTTGCAAGTCCTATAACTGGTATTGTTGCTACAATACAAAAAGAGCAGGTCACCCAGATTGAAGGTGTGACTGTTATGGGTGCAACAGGAGTTGTTGCTACCCTTCAGAAAGAGCAGGTTAGTCAAGGAACAGGTGTTCAGGCTTTCACTGGAACTGTGGCAACTGACCAGGATGAACAGGTTTCTCAAGTCTCTGGTCTGCAGTCCTTCACGGGTTTCATTGCTACTGAACAACGGGTACAGGTAAGTCAGGGTGAGGGACTACAAGCGTACATAGGAGAGGTGGGAACGGATCAGTTGAAGCAGACAAGTGATGGTATATGCTACGTTCTTTCTGCTCTCCTGCCTAAACAGGTATGTGTTAAAGGGGTATGGCGAACTACCTTGTCTTATCAGGTTAAGATGGGAGCAGTACTTAATGATGTTGTGAGTCTTGTTTATGGGGAGGATATAGATGAATGAGTATAAGTTTACTTATGAAGATGGTAGCAGGGCTACAGTTGTAGCAGATACTCTTGGTCATGCTTTGGAGAGTGTCTTGATACTGAACCCATTGGAACCAATTATAGGTCAGCTGACACAGCGATCAATAGAAGTAGTTCCTGTAGTGTAAAAGAAAACCCTGCACTGTGGTGCAGGGTTTATTCATTTAACAATCAATGTTACAATTTCAACGACCACCAGAATTAAGGTCAACCGCTTCCAAAATAACGATGAGCTCGTCAATTCCTTTATTAACTGCATCTGCGAGGTAACTAATGCGTTGTGCTCGATCTTTAATGCTTCTAGCTCTTTCGACTTGAGCACCAGCTTCAGTGACAAGTCCTCGGAGTCCTTCTGTAATTCGATTACTTTGTTCTGACTCTGCTCTGCTTGAGACAATAAGGTCTGAGATTCTAGCACTAAACCTTGCGTTTCTTGCTTCAAGGACAGAGATATACTCTTCAGATTTAGCAGACCGGACTTGAGATCCATAGACTGTGATGCCAAAGGCCACACTGAGAGTAAGAGTAATAAGAAGCAGAACCTTGGTACTCGCATTCATTGACACTCCTTACAGTGGTCCATCCACATCCCACCAATCTTCTTGCTCTTCCACCCCTTGTCTTTCTTACCTTGGACGGCACCAAGGAACTCTTCAAACAGACCTCCTGACTTACCACAGCTGTCACAAACAAGTTCGTACTGTGGTCCATCATTACCAAAGTCTGACACCTTCTCTACCATTATTTGCCTCCCAACAATAAATAAGATAGTCTTTCAAACCCATTGACTAGATGATAGTCCTCGGTCAATGTGTCATCTTTAATTACACTACTGAAGAAGTGAATAGCATACTGTGTCTTACCCGCTTCAATAACAACAGGATGTCCCCCATGCACGTAGTTCCTTCTCAGCCAAGCCTGTTGACCTGGACGGAAGTCAATGTGCCATTGACTGGTTAATTCTGCATGTGAGTTCTTCAACTCAATCCAATGCTCCTTGCCATTCTTACAGACGTAGAGGTCAGGGACACCCGTGTTGATTGCCCCCACCTCAATCTTCTGTACCTGCCAACCAAGCTTCTCGAAGGCCTTTTTCATTTCCGTGCGGAACTCATTCTCACTCTTGTACAATGTCTCCACCTTCATTGAAAGAGATTTTCATCCACTTTCGGGATGCAATGTAGTCTGCATAATGCAGAAGCCATTCATCATCTCTCTCAGGACGGGGAAGAACAATCTTGCTGTTCTTGGCTGTGGTCCAGATGCCCATATGACTCTCAATGAGCCTGGCAACATCTGGCATACCATATTGATAGCAGAGTGCTGCCATTGTTGCGGGGTGCTCATGCTTGGTATAAGGATCTACTCCCTCATACTTCCTGAAGTCATGAAGTATCGCTGCAGCAATAAGTATGTCAGGATTCATATCTGGACGAGCTCTACTGAGCTCTGAAACCAGGAGAACGACTGCCTTGACATGCCTTACCAGCCCCCCTTCACCATTGCTGAAGTCAGGATGATACTTCCCGGTGCTTGAAGCGGGCATCCTAAGATGACGTTCAGATATTTCATTGGTGAGTACATTGATAACCTTAGCCCGCAAATCAATATCCTTTATTAAACTTAGTTCTTTTGCAAGGGTTGTTTCCCAGACTGAAATGCTCATATTATTCTCCTTTTGAAGTCCTCAAATAAGCTTCTTTCAAAGACCTTAATAATTAAGCCAGGTATTCTTATACCTGATTTATTCACTTTGTTTGTACTTTAGGGTACCCAGCTTCAATCGTCTTCAATGTTGCATCCAAATCAGTGTGTTCTTCCAGTGCTCCCCAGTTCGTACCAAGGTCTCCATCAACCCGGAGAGGAATATCAAGGTGAATACAGTTCTCCATTATTTCTATAAGCTCCTTGTATGCCTCTACTCCAACCTTTGTCTTAGGAACAGACACACCTAATTCATCATGCACAGTAAGATGAAGAGGGAGATAGTCAAAGATACCTGCATTATAGGCATTAAACATTCCCTTCTTCATCACGTCCGCAGCGGAACCTTGGATAAGATAATTTACCATAACATAATACTTTTCCTTATCCCTCATCTCTTTACTTACTCTTGCCCGCCTACCCAGTATAGTCCTTACATACCCCCTCTTCTTTACTGTATTGATTATTGCATCACGAGTCGGTTTGATGAAAGGCATAGCACCGTAATACTGTTCAGTGAGTCTATCACATTCTTCTACACTGAACCCGAACTTCATTCTCATCGTCTTTTTGCCCATGCAATAAACAGTACCAAAGTTGAAGTTCTTCGCATGCTTACGGTCAAGGCCTGTCATGTTCTGTACATACTTATGATAGTCAGTCTTTGGATTCTTATTGAACTCTGACCGTATTTCCTCACTCCCTGCTCCAGTAGCAAAGTGTACAAGAAGACGGTATTCAATCTGACTATAGTCAGGTGCTCCGTACCAGCAATCTTCTTCCGCTTCAAAACAAGAACGAATCAGGTCACCATGCTTCTCTTCCTTCGCTGGAATCTGTTGCAGGTTAGGCTTGACACAAGCGAAGCGACCTGTAACAGTACCCCCATCATCCTTTCGCATGGGATAGAAGTTAGCATGAATACGACCATTGATCTGGTAATCAAGAAGAGAGCCATTGATATAGTTGTTGATAACAGTCTTGTAGGAACGCAGTGTCAAAACTTCATGACCAATGGGATGGTCCACTAGGCCAAGGACTTCTGCCTTGAATGAGTCATTACCATTTGCAGTCTGTATTATTGGGATGTCTAAGGAGCGGAATATCTTACCTAAGTCTGTTCCTGAGTTGATATTACATTCACCATACTTTGAGACGAAGTCCTTCATTCCAGCATAATATTCTGCAGTCAGTGTATCTGCTACTTCCTGCCTGCGAGACTCATTGATGCGGACACCAATCTTCTTCATCTTGATAAGAGCAGGTACAAGACCCATTTCTATATCAAGGATGGGCTGAAGACCTTCAGCCACAATTATTGGCTCCTGTTTCTCATAGACTAAACCTGTTTCTTCAACATCACCAAGGGCATAACGTTCAGCAATGGGAAAAGGTATACGCCACAAATGAGACTGAGGTGCGTCTCCCCAACCACGTTCCTTGCAATACGCAATCAACTCTTCATCATGCTTTCCCCTACTACCATACTTAAGGGATAGCACGTCAAGGGAATATGAATTGGCATAAGCATCAATCAGACATTCCCGACTCTGCACATCTTGTACAGGGCCGGAAACAGTAAGACCTAGACTGTTAACTAACCAGTCTAGGTCATATATAAAGTTAGCACCAACCTTGGTGCAGGGTGTATCAAGGAGAAGAGTGAGTCTGCGCATAGATATAGCCCGCTCTTCCATTGAGATGCCTTTGTGCTGTAGATTGAAATATTCCTTGAGTCCCGAACTTTTCTGATACACTGCCACACCAAGGATATAACCATCCTTGCGGTATACCCCCGGTCCCATATCTTTGAGGAGCGGGTCATAGGTTTCTATATCAACAACCATGTAATTAGGGTCGAGCATCATCTAACTCCTCTATCCATTGCAGTCTTTCGGCATTCAATTCTTCGATTGTCTTTGGGACAACTGCGATATGACAGTAGTCCAATAGACCACACTCAGGACATATAAGTCCCTTGCATGATCCACCTTGCTCTCTAATCTGTTGTAAGCTCTTGTGCATATCTTAGTTTCCCCACTTTTGCTTGTAATGAACAGTAGTCTGAACAATACTTCCTGTTCCCTTTTGTTGTAGTAAAGCTTTTGCCACAGCAAAGACATACCTTGTTCTGAGGTATAGGCAGATAGTGGAAACGCTCTCTGCACTCTCTGCTACAGAACTTCTTATTGTAAAGGGGTGTACTGAATGTCTTACCACAGACAATGCAGTCTACTCGCTGGGCCGGACGTGTATCCTTCTTCTGCATACGACACACTGCACACTTCTTCTGATTCCCTACCAAAGGAAGGAAGTCTTTGTTGCAAACTGAACACTTCTTAATCATTCCCATCATCTACCTCCGGTACAAACTTGTGAATAAGTTTGTTGTATTTATCCTGTCTCATCTTGAGTGTCTCAGTACAGTCGTGTATGCGTCTGAGACAGTGTAACTGAAGCTCAACATCAATTACCTCTTCAGGAACATTACTGTCACGTGTATCCTTTCTCTGACTATTACAGATAGCAGAAGTAAGTTCTGCCATCTCTCCTATGACAACTGACTCTTGTCGTCTTGCCCCATTGAAGCCGTAAAGTACATTAGCTATGTTGGGAAGTAGTACCAGCTCAAGAAGACCAGTGTCATCTTTATGCTGTTCACCAAAGACGTAAATTGTTTTTACCCCTGCAGAGTAGAGTATCATCTGACATTGAAGACAGGGAAAGAGGGAGACATAAACGGAGTGTGCACCAGTAAGCATGAGTCCTGCCTCAGCATGGAGGGCACACTGCTTATCTTCCAAATCACAGTCTCCTTTACAGTGTTCATTCTTCTTGTTCCAAGACACAGATAGGATGTTACCCTGCTCATCACAGGAGATTGCTGCTACCTGTTTGTCCTTACATTCAGAGAACGTCTTGATAGTCTCAAGCAGTTCATAGGCTCGGACGTCCTGTAACAACAGATAGTTTCTCTTGATAATCATTTCGTTGGCTCCTTCCTTTTGTATTCACTGCAAGCTGCAGCGTAAGTCTGTTTCACATCACCAAACATCTTCTTGCAGTTCCCTGAGTCAAAGTCTACCATAGGAAAGAACTGTGGTACTTCATGCTGGAACTTGCAGACTGCATGATGTACACAGTTGTAGCAACTATCAGGCTCAGGTGGATCCGTATAAATCTTAATTGGCTTGCCACACTTTGTGCATATAGACATTCCTGTTGTCATGTACCCACAACGAGTACACCATGTATCACCTGTCATATTGGCTCCTTCATAGTAGATATGTCCTCACCCTCATCGATGAGCATTTGTATGATAAACATTGCATCAGTAGCAATTTGACAGATATGCAGAAGACCTGATTCCTCGTCTCGAGCTTTGGGGTCATTGCGACAGGCATCGTAGTGTCTGCCCACCGCATCCATGTAATCAAGAGCAGTCTGCTGCTTCCAACCATCTTCGCCATGATACTTCTTAACACCATACTCACGGACACGGGCGATGGCTTCATTGAGGGAGGGGCATACAAGATGAGGCATATACTTTCCTTTCTTGTCCTTCGGTAGGTCAGTTGGTGCTCCTATGAAGGTTATGTTAGGTGTTGCTGTCCACTGTTCATCTTTTCCAATCATCTGTCTAGCCCTCCATAAGAATACTTTGTCTGTGGCTTGACGATTGTCAAAGTCTTCTTTGCTCGTGTTGCAGCCACATAGAATACACGATGCTCAGAGTCTGGATCAGTATCCAATTGCTCCTTGACTGGTGCCGTGATGTCTGTCATAATAACGACGTGATCTGCTTCACCACCCTTAACACTGTGTATTGTAGATATGTTGAAGCGAGCATCTTCCGTGATCCGCTTCTCAGCAATGAGGGAGCGCATAAGAAGTATCTTGTTGTCGTCCCAATTGAATGCTTCGTACCATGGATCGTTTAGTGATGAACCAGTTTTCCTTAGATTGGAAAACTTTGCTTCTTGCTGAGCAGACATTATCTTGTTCTTCCGTATGCCCTCATACACAGTTATTGCTTCAAGGTCTTTGGCCTTAATAAGATCATCCCCTTTCAGTTGATAGGGCATTATCTTATCACTGAGCCACGCTTCATAAAGAGGGAGATGAACATTGTTACGGGCAAGACAGAGATAAGTTCCGCTCTCCAATTTAATCTCATCAAGATTGTTTACCCAGGTGATAGGACCATCTTCTTTCTTACCGTAGTAGTCCTTGTCAGCTCTGTTACCTATCATCTTACTTACTCTCTTAGAGAAGGTAACATGATTGTTAGGTAATCGCCATGACTCTCGTAGTATTTCCTTATGCCCATTGATAGACAGGAAGCAGTTAACGTCAGCACCTGACCACTGATAGATTGCCTGATCATCATCCCCAGCAATATAGATACGCTTACATCCACTGAAGGCTGTCCATACCATTTGCCACTGTAGAGTAGTCAAGTCCTGTGCTTCATCAATGATAGCTACATCCACAGGAACCACTGTCTTATTGTTTACGAAGTCTTCAATGAGATCAGTGAAGTCCTTGTAACCAAAAGTGTTCTTGTAGTTGGCATACTGCGTCATGACGAAGAGAGCTTTCTTACTGTCCATCTTCTCATACATCTTCTTCGATGCCTCTTTATTGTTTCTATAGAGGTCATTCCAAAAGAGGTATTGATCATCACCACCTTTTAGTTCTGCATCATAGTAACCGGTAAAGCTCATGCCCATCTTATTAGAGAAGTCATAGTACTTACCTCTCGTCATAAGCGCATCATGCTTTGTGTTTCCTGCTGCAAAAGCCATGGCATGAAGAGTCTTGAAGTATGGTACACCTTTCTTGGTAACACCAAACTTCTCAGTAGCTCTGGTCAATGCAACTTCAACACCCTTCTTGGTAAATGTGACCAAGGCAATTTTACTTAGGTCCGTACACTTCTTGGTTATCTCAAAGTCCAAGATATCCATAAGTGTAGAGGTCTTACCCGTGCCGGGTGGACCGTATATTATGTTTATTTCAGGAGCCACTTGTATTCGTCTCCCTTTTCAGTATGTCTTGCTTTAGTAGCTCAATTAGCCCCAACTTACTAAGACCATCTACTTGAGTTGTAGTCTGGTCTATCTTTACACCATTTTCATCAAGGGTAAATATTACCGCCCATTTCTTTTCCATTAGTATTTACTCCTTATTTCCATATCACAGGCATCAAGCAATTCACCGTAAGACATGCTCTTGGTCAATGCTTCCGCAAAGTCTTTGTCTACCATTTTCACGATATCATTGGTTAAAGCAATGACATGGGGATTATCCCGCCCATCACGAGCAACGCGTAAAAGAATATCATTTCTTAATTTTGCATTCATTTAATACTCCCAACTGCCATAGCAGAAAAATCCTAAGTACTCACCACAGACTTTACAGTAAAGGCTGTATTCAGCGGCACATCCACCTTCATATGCCTCAATAAGTCTCTGTGTTTCTTTACTGCCACACTTGGGGCAGGGACTCAAGGGTAAATCATTCATCAGTATTTATCTCCCTCTTGTAGTTTATCGTAGAAGTCTACATCAACACCCTCGAGAGTAGTTTCTCTCACGTCTATTATAGCACAAGGTATTGACCACAGTTTAAGTATCATGCCCGCACCAATGTCGTAGTTGATTTGACGGGCATTCATATCCTTCAAGCGAGCTTGTACTTCTACGTCAGTATAAGACCTGAAGTTCTTTTGCATGCGCAGATATTCAAGAAGTATGGTACCATTAAAGATGTATGTTTTTTCCTCCTCATCTTTATATACTCGCCCTGTCTTAAGCTGACTCTTATTCTCAGCCTTGACCCTGTTAGTAAAGAAGTCAGTAAGATGATTCAACCACATACCACCTGTGGATACGTCACTATCCTTATCTACTTCTTTTACAACTACACTGGCGAGTGCATCATTGACTATTCTTGTCCACTTTGCATCACTCATCTTGTTAGGCAGAATATGGAGCTTACGGAAGCAGGCTTCACGGAATGCGAATTGATTGATTATGTCTGCTTCCTTAAAGAACTTAAGTGCTTGACCATTGACTACCCACTCATAGTATGGTGGGTCTGTTTCATACTGTATGAACTCTTCATAAGAGAGTGAACTTATATTGTCCCCTGTTATACCCATCTTGCGTTCTCTACAAGTTGCCTTGTTACATAGAACATTGATAGGGGCTGAGCCACACTTGTAGCTGTAGTTCTTTTTCTGATGAGACGATATAACAGTCTTCAACAGTCTGTCTGTGTCTATTGGTTCAAGTAGATTGTGATTAGCCTCAATCAATTCTGTCTCAAAATTGTCTTCATACTTTGTCTTGTAGTATGTTGCCAGTGAGAATAAGTATTCATTCCTGAAATCTGTCTTCTGCCGTAGGTAGATTGTTTGGAGGCAGGGTGGAGCATCAGACAGGGGGAGTGCTGCAAGAACCTGCTCATACTCTTTGATGGTTCTTTCAGACTTCTTACAATGGGCAAGTGCCTCTTCAAGAGGGGCTAGTGTGCCATCCTCTCGTATGAGCTTACGACAATTGCTACTATCTGATGCGGCAAAGTATGGTAGGTTTATCCATGATCCATAAGACACTTTATCCGCAGCCCGTTGCTTGGGGAATATTTCTGTATCCTTGGGTAGACCAAGAAGTATGCGGAACTGAATAAGAAGGTCAACTACCTCAGTAGGCTTGTACCCCTCCTTAAAGAAGATGTACGCATGTATCCCCTTCGACTTAGAGTAGAAGAGACAGAGAGGGATATTGAAAGTATGTACCATACGAATATAGTCATCAACCACATTCGTATAAATGTCTATATCAAGTACACCAAAGTAGACAAGTCCTTTATCGTCAATGGGGGACATACCGATTCCCTTACGACCATCGAGATGGGCTATGATGTCTTCATTAGTTATACTAGTCTTATCTAGAAAAGAGTCAGCTTCAAGCTTTCCCTTATCATTTACTGCTTTAGTATTAGTCCTACCTTTAACAGAATAATTGCCCTTAAAGGTATCTTTGAAGCTTGCAACAGAGAGCATTGAGAAGGACATATACACCCCTTAAGTGCCCGTCAGAACTTAATCTGACGGGCTGAAGACTTAGTACTTTTCGGAAGAGTCAGCAATAGCCAGCTGCGACGTGGGTGCTTCAATAGCAGGGACAGAACCCATTACAGCAGTCGGGGCGATGAGGGTTGCTTCCTTGACGTTCTCAAGGTACACTTCACCCGGCACCATACCCATGCACTTGATGAGAGCAGTGTTGCCTTCACCGAAGGAGTAGCTGTTGCCTTTGTCGAACTTGGTTTTACCACTACCAAGTTCCCAGTAGTTGTAGAACAACGGTGCCCTCTTACCGGAAGACATCCGTGAGTCATGGATCATGCCGTTAAGCACTTTGGCATACTTGATGCTGTTGGAGGTAAGGGGCATCATGAGCACACCTTCATCTTCCCTGTCCTTGATGAGAACGAAGTAGAGCCAGGTGTCGATAACATCATTCATGTTACCATCCTTGGTGGTCATACCCTTGAACACATCACCATTGACAGGGATGCTGTTGGGGCGTACACGACCCACAAAACCACCCATGTTCGGTTTCCATATCTGCCAGACCGATTCGAAGTAGGCGATGACCAGGGTAATCTTCTTACCGTAGTTCTCTTTGGTCACGCTGTTGTAGTAGCAACCGGACTCGATACCATTGATCTTGTCCCGTACCACTTCCGAAGTGTCCTGTGCGATGAGGAGCATGGGCATCGTGAACTTGTCACCACCCATGTTGTCAAAACCAACGCCTTCAGTTCCCGCGTATACATCATCATTCACCATTACATCATTCACTGCTTTCATTTCTTTGCTCCTGTTATTGTCACTTCATTAAAGATGTACAGGCCAAACTCTTTGGGCACATCTTCCAACGATACTGTTGCGACCGCCGACTTCCGGCCCAACTTCTCAGAGAGATACGATTTAAGGGATGCCGTATTGACATTCTCCTTAACCATGAAATCCTTACCTTCCACATAACCCATTGCCTTTAGGCTATCTGTGAAGGCTGCATTGAGTTCCTCAACCTCAAGCTTCTTTTTGATAAGGTAAGCACCATCATGTGCTTCCAACCAACGATAGGCGATCTGAAGCCTCTTCTCATCCTTAACCTGTGAGCAGGTTAACTTCTCCTGTACCTTGACCAACTCACCGGTATCAAGACGTATCTCACTGATTCCCAGTGACTTGTAATACTGAGGGATGGTCTCCTGCTCCAAGAGCCGTAAGCGTTCCTTAGCTCCCTTGAGCACCTCTTCCGCTTCTTCAACCTCAGCGGTCGCTTCTTGCAAGGAACGTGCAAAGGCTGCAACATTCTCCATGACACTGGCATTGAGAGGTTGCTCATCCAGAGTCTCGTAAATATCACTCATCATATCTCCTTCCCGTCGTGGCAACGGGTTACAACCAACCTTGGAACTCTTGCTGCATTTCCTCTGTCACACCATTGAGTGTTGCATCAACAGATGTATCACGGAAGTACTCCAAAAGATTCTTCTTTGCTTTGAGTGCAGCATACACTTTCATGTCAATGCTACCATACATTACATAATCGATGTACAGACACTTTTCAGTCTGGCCATTACGATGGGTTCTATCCTCAGTTTGTTCTCTGTCCTCCAAGGAATAACTGTTGCTGTAGAAGTGAACGATGTGGGCATTCTGCAGGTTGTGACCTTTGCTTATCATCCTTTCATTGGCAACAAGAACATGTATGTAACCCATCTTGAATTGTTCTATAACATCCTTGGGTTCCTTCTTAGGACCAATGTATATACCTACATTGAGAGAGGTAAGCTTCTGCTGAATCAACTCATAAAGATAGAGTGCTTCCGCAGTAAAGCGAGTAACAACTATGCAAGGATAATCACAGAGCATCAGCTCCTCAATCAGTGCTTCTGCTTTAGGATTCTTACCGATTGATGTTGCCTTCTTCTCACCAGTCTCCTCATCCTCATAAGGTAGAAATCCACCACAGATCTGACTCAATCGGGTATAGAGTACTACCTTATTCAAGACGGATACTTCCTGATCCTTGAACTCTGTGATGTACTGTGCCTCGAGCTCAGAGTACAGTCTCTCTTGTTCCTCATCCATTTGTATTACACGACGCTTGTAGATCTTTGGTTCGAGATCCAGGCACTCATCTTTGGAGACGAAGAATGCAGTAGGCTCAATCGCAGCTTTCAATTCCTCAAGATGTTTATAAGGCACAGTGCAATCAGGATGATCCTTTATGTACTGTACATCAGATTCACGGAGACCATACTTTGCACAGATGGAGTAATAGTCATCACCCTCTGCATTACGTATCTCTTTGATCTCATCCGGTTTAAGAGGCATAGTAACGGAACGCTGAACTGACCCTTGCCACATGTCTACTTTCTTCTCAAGCCCATAATGTGCCTTGAAGCTGTAGTATGACCTACCAAAGTAACCGGGCTTAAGGAACTCAAACATGGCCCAGAGATCAAAGGGAGAGTTGGTTATCGGTGTACCCGTAAGCACAGCTCTCTTTACAGAAAGGGGGAGACAGGATATAACTGACTTACCTCTATACTTGCAGACACTGAGACCACGTATGATATTCATAGTTCTCTTGGCATCGGGATTCTTGATCGCGGTTGATTCATCAATGACGATGAATGTCCGCCAGTTCTTAATGAATGTCTGGAACAGGGTCAAGTAAGTGGGGTAGCTGAATGCTTCCACATTTACCATGAACCATTTAAGACGGTCCGGGGTCGGATTATAGATCGCAGAGTGTATCTGATCCTTCAGTGCTTTTCCTGAAGTAGATTTGAACACTACAATTTCTGTGTCAATGGGTGAGTGAATAGGTATCTGCTCAACACCCCATTGTTTATGTACTCCATTGGGAGCAATAACAAGGACTGCATCAATAACGCCTTCTTTGTACCAGTTAGAAGCCAAGTCAATGGTGGCTTTGGTCTTACCTGTTCCTTGCTCCATGAATAAGGCAAGATACTCCTTATCATGAGAGAAGTCATAGGCACGTACCTGATGCTCCATAGGCTTTGTTTTGTATATCATATTATCCCCTTCATGCGAAGATCAACGATGACTATACACTTCCGCAAGAACTCATCAGACCAGCCCTCTTCCCAATGATTTATTGCATACATACATATGTCTTCTACTACTTCCATAGCGGGTTCGTATAGACTTTCTATTGCCTTCTTAGGATCACCTACGTCTGTTTGGGCATAGACCAATGAGACAGTAAGTAAGATTAAGCACACCACCTTTTTCAAAATAGACTCCCTTGTGTATTATCCGATTCAGCATAGACTGAAGCAAGTCTTGGGCCTTTCAGAGGTAAAGGTTTTACTTCTTGTTTGTGGGCCACAGGCACAGATACACGGCTACAGTTATGATTAACGATGACACTACTGCTGACCACGCTTGGCTCATCATCTTCCTCCAATATAAACTGTTCACGTCCATATATAACTTCCTTCTTACCAATTAGAGACCATAGGTACCAGTCCATTGGTTCCGCGGGTATGTTCTCATAACCCTTATGATAGAAGGTAGTCCCATTAGTGCACCTACAACAGGCAGCAGTGAGACTGAAGTTCTTGCCGTCCCACAACAACTTTTGGTGGGAACAGGAAGAGTTGAAATCACACTGTTCACAGCTCCCACCGAAAAGTATCATCCTTCCTGCTCCTCCCAAACCTTGTCGTCATCATCCATGTCAGGATCGTCCACAGCAACTGTAGTGAGATCTTGACCACAGGTCAAACAGGCATCACACTCAGCAGGACAGATACTGTAGCATTCAGGACAAGTCTTGGTTTCTGTGTCCTCCGTATCGAAGACGATGTAGTCGTCACATTCTTCCACTGCTTCATGAGCTACACCAATGAACTCACAATCATCATTGTCACAATCATCGCACAGGTTCATCAACATCCTCCTTGCTCTTAAAAGCAATACAAGCTACAACCCGCAGATCTTCTTTGTCTCCACAGGGAAGGTCACATGCACGTATGTAGTGTGCACCACACGTTTTAATGTCTTTTACACAGTCCTTACATTTCTCTATGTTCATGCTACCCCACCATTGAACACGTCGTAGTAGAGTTCCCACAGACCTTCAGCAATGAGCCAGTTCTGAAACTCACCAACTGCTGCATACATTTCCAGTTCCGACTTCTTGAGATCAAGGGTCAGATCGATGGTATGAATCTTACTGTGTTCCAGCCCCGACTCATCAGGAAACAGAGCAATCTTATAGGAGAAGAGATTCTTGTTCTCCGACAGACAGTAGATGTGGTGTTGCTTCTTAGAAACATACGACCGCATACTGTACTTCTTGGTAGTCTTCAGGTCAACGATGCGTTCATCATTGTCAAAGTCCATCTTACCTCGAAAGGTGAATCCTTTGATTGTCACACCTTTGAGCCAGGCCTGTTGTCGCATACCCCGGAGACACTCAAGCTCAGGATCGACAGGCTGACCTGTGAGTAAAGCCTGACAGACCAGGTCTTCATAGTCCTGACCCCTTTTAACTGCTGCATTGTCGAAGGGCTGTTTCTTTAACTGCCCAATCAGATCTTGCTTCGCTTTTGCCTTCCAATCAGGTGGGCACTCTTTGTACCAATCAAAAGCTTGTAGGAGGGAAATAGTCATTTTCATACGAGGAGCTCCTTAACACAAATCATATCATCACCAATAGTTATGATGCCGTAACCCATAAGAAACAAGGTCAAGTACATCCCCTGATGTACACTACTCCATTGAACCTCCGCGGGTTCATTCAAGTCCATTCCACTCTCCTGTGGCATCAATCTTTGTGCAGCGCTTTCCTGCTGTGCATGCTTCACAAAGAGTGGGGCCAGGAAAGTGGTACACTTTGTCCGTGCCCTTACCGCTATTGATGTAAGGGTAGATATAATACTCACTCTTCTTAACATAATATGATCGCCCCTTCTTTATGGCTTTGAGCTTACGAACTCTATTACCATTGATGATGGACTCTCTCACTGCGGATACAGTCCTTGAAGTTATTACAGCATAATCATGTATGTCTATGTATTCTATCTCATCTTCAATATGTGTCATTTCTATACCTCCTTGCTCTATTGAAGTCATACTTCAGATTTGTAGATCTTGCCATATCCCTTTCACACTTTCTACAGTAAGATCTATAACCATCCTTATACCTAAGTGCGGGGGTGAAGTGTGTTATTAACTTTACCACACCACATTTAGCACACTCTTTGTAAGGCTTGCCATCAATTATTTCCACACCTGCGGTACCTCACTAAAGAACAGAGGATAAGTCAGAGTCAACAGATCCTTAATCTTTTCTATCACAGTATGCATCCGTCCGCTATCCTTGGGGTCAGAACGAAGACCCAGAATGTACCGCCACTCTCTGATATTGGTTGTCATAACCAATGTGGTCTTGGTACAGTTAGGTAGTATGTCCCGTTTCCTAGATGCAGGGCGATCATCCTCCAAGTAGGTGGAACAAGGTAGCTCATACACCATGTCTGCATACTCTTGTGGTTCAATCAACTGAATGATACCCTTCTTATTGTAGTTACAATAGATGGTAGACTCCTGAGTGAATGCAGTGTGTCTGTGACGAACCAAAGCATGTGTCGTGGCTCGGTCACATATAATCTCCACAGTGACTGAAGCATGCTCAAGAACTGATTCATGACCGTTTGTCATACACAATTTAAGTCTGCGCTCATTGTTACCTTCAGTTGCCTGATATGCAACACCTGCAATATATCCCAGTTTCGCTATCATACCAATGTAATCAGGAGGGTCAATAAGACGAACTGAAATTGGTATGAACTCAAAGCTTTTATTATCCACTGGTAAGTTCTCCTTTGGCCAAGGCTTTTTCCTTTCGCCGCTGCTTCTTGCTCTTGTTGACCTTACCCTTACCCAAGATGCTCAGAGTACAACCACAGTGAACACATGTCGTCATGTAGCCAGCAAATGGAGTCTCTCTTGGCAGATGGTTACAGGTATCGGGATCAACCTTCTCAGTTAACATAATAACCTCCTTTTCAAGTCCTTAAATATGTTTCTTTTAAGGACTGTAATAACTTAGACATGTATATGTGTACTTGATTTATTCACTTTATTTAGACTCATAGTTACAAAGATATAAAGTCAATTCTCATGATTAAAAAGCCATGGACAAGAAAGTGGTAAAACTTGTCCATGGCACATACAAGGGGTCTCAGCACCCGAGGTCATGAACCTCGGTACCAGTCTTGAACTGGGGTGCTGTAGGGGTCAGGCTCTGTCGTCTGACCCCATAGTTCTTAGAGCTTGGGGGCGGGTTTGTTCGGGCCGGTCCAGTTGGCAGGCTTGGAAGTACCTTCGTACTTGTACTCTTCCTTGGCCGCATCGAAGGAAACGTAGCGGTCGGCTGCGACCTGTTTCTTGATGAACGCACGCATCTCGAGGCGTCCCATCTTGGTGAGCTTGAAGACTTCGCCTTCACCGATCACGGTACCGATGGTGTTCTTGAACAGGATGTTCATGAAGTCCTGAGCCGGAGCGCGTGCCACACCGGGAGTGCGACCTTCGCCGGAGAGGTATGCAGCAGCAGTTTTCTCTTCGGGGGAACCGAGACGGGCTGCCAGGTCGGAGAGCACCTTGATCGCGGCTTTCTTCTTGGCGATCATGCGCTTGGAAGCTTCGTTCTTCTTGGCAGCTTTTTCTTTGTCCGTGGTTGCGACTTCGGCAACTTCACCTTCGGTCTTCACAGCAGCTTTCACTTCATCTTTCTTTTCAAACATTGTAGTCTCCTTGTGTGTCGTCGTGGCGGATTAAGATACTAGGTATCTTTTCCTAATTTCTATAATTATTATAACTTACTTTAGAACTTTTGTAAACCCCCTTTTTCTCTTTTTTCTAACTTTTTTATGGGAAAAAATCTCCCATTTTCAGTCCGGATCATTGTCCCATCCTATTTGCCCCGGTCCTGAGGTTAACCAGTATCGGAAGAAGTGTATTGTCCACCAGAGCCTACCGATCCAGAACTCCCAAGACGTTGCACCCTTAAAGCAACCTGCTACTCTGTTCCCATTCACTTCAACAATGATCTTCATTCCAGCAGCCCTTTACTTTCCTCCTCGATTACGACGTTGAAGCTCTTGCCCATGGTTCTCTTAAAAGCTTCCCGTTTCATTTTGAGCATATTGAGCTCCATGATCTTCTCATCAATGGAACGATTCATGGAACGTATTACATCATTGACATCAAAGACCATCTCGTAGGGGTTGCAGGGTGCGATCTCAGTGTCCTTGGTCTCTGAGTTGTAGGCCAGGAATGTGAGTGCACCATATCGGTCTACAACAAGCAGTTCAATGGTGGGTTGATTCTTGAACTCTGTGAAGCCTACAATTGTACCATAGCGTACATCATAACTGCTGTACCCTTTTGTCAGCACCTTGACAGGTGTCCCCACTTTGTACTCAGTGAGTACTGTTGCCTGGCGAAGATCAATTTCCATCTTGATCCCATTCACCTCAATGATCCGTTTTGTTTCTTCACTCATACCTGAACCTCCATTTGATTGTAGTTGATACGCCATTCTGTAAGAATCACAGGAAGTGAACACTTATCCAATGGCTTTAACATCCATACTTCATCACGGGCATAGAACAGAACCTTGTACTTTTCTCTATAGCGGGATTGTAGAATGTCGCCCTCTTTTATAGCTATACCTTTTGAGTCCCATGTAGGGCATATTCTTAGTCCCTGGTGCATATCAGCGTACCCTCCCACTCAGGTGCACGGAACTCTGTCTCACTGACCCAGTAAACAGAGTAGGCACGGGGATTGCTCTTTATGATTCCTCGGGCCACGTTCCTGATTCGCCATACCTGTTTATAATGACAAGGAATAGACCAATCACTACCAAGGGGATGTTTGCCCTCTTTGTCCTTTACGAAGAACCAACCGTTTCTTTCCATTTCCCACTCCTTACAAGGTATTGTTAAATAACTGAAACAACGATGATGACAATTGAGGCAGCTTGGCGGGTCATCCGTCATCAGAATAAGGCATACGGTTATAAGTGCCCCAATGGTCACTAGGGCAGCCATATCTTAATCCTGTTAAGGATCGTTTGTGCGGCGGTCTCACTACCGTTTAGCCATGCTGTATGGAGTGCACAGTGACCTCCTCCAATAGGACAGTCGGAACAATGACACACTTCACAGAGAGGACAATTAGACTTGAGAGACATCAGTTCCTCCCAATAGGGTGTCTCTTCCTTGGATCGGCATTCGGGGTGCGAGGCCAAATAGGCCCAAACCTTGATGCTTAGTTCCTTAGCCTCAGTCTGTGTCATTCCTCCTCCTTAGTGAACTTATTCCAGCCATCAATTATGGTTCCTGCTGAATCGATGATGGCCCAACTATAGAGGGCCAAGTGACCAACATAAGCAAAGTGTTGTGCTGGCATCATTTCGCCTCCATCGAAGGATACTACAAGGGCCGGGGTTGTTGTGATCATGAACAGGACCTCACCGCGAGTCATCTCTCTTATTTTTCCCATTCTGTGCACCTGTCCTCTATTGTGATGATTGAGGCAATATTCTGTTCATCATAGTCTTGCCCCGACATAGTAAGATACGCCCGTGCATATCTCATGGCTATTTCGTTCATGCTTTGTACCACCATATTGTCAGGCCCTCTCTATCCGGGGTCAGATGGTAACCTTGCAGGTTCAGGGTTAATCGTAAGTCATCAATAACCGGCCCTTCAATAAGTGCCCTGTAGTGTCCCTTGTTAACCGCAGCTTGGACAATACTCATTACTCTCTTGTAGCTGTCAGTGGCTGATATTACACTGACTGTCCTGTCACATGCTTCTCTACTCGTCATACCTGTCATCCTCCTCTTCTGCATTGTCGATGATGATCTGATCCCATACGTCATCCGGCTCAAAGTCGACATCATTCAGTGTTGCTACATCGATCTCAATGTCACCTCCTTCCTCAGGATCACCCGGATCACCATTGTTCTTGTACATGGTTGCTGGGTGATAGTCTGTTATTCTACCTTCAAAGTGATAGACTCCATCATCATTGTCATAGTCAAAATTGAACGTTTTCATAGCATCGAACCTCCTTCATTTTACCATCTCCTTAATATACGTAGAATCGACTCATAATCCTTGCTGTCCCAATAAGGTATGCAATCCACAAAGGGGCAGAGGTCACAATTGAAGTCATGATGGATACAGAGTTCATCGCCGTCTATAGAGGGCCATGTGTGGTCTTTCTGATGCTTCTCCCATTGAGAGAGAAGACGGAGCTTCAAAGCGTCCTTGGATATTATTCCTTTAGCCATTTCTCAGCCTCCTCAATGGGTTCCCTGAACGTATCATTGACAAGGTGGGGATAGAGAACCGATGGTTCTTCAGTGATGATAAAGATACATGGATCCTTTGGGTCACATAGGGAACAGGTGTATGTCATTTCTTCCCTCCACTATCCTTATGATATGCCATGCAGATCTCACAGTCGGGGATACCGAGGATGGGATCGAGGCGGAAGGTTCCAGCCTTGTGATGCATGGAGCATGAATCGTGGGTATTGATGTATGTCAGCATCAATGTCAGTATACGCTGGACAACACGATCACGAGGGGACAGGATTGCTGGTGGGGTGAGACGGCGGATCAGATCACGGAAGTTCAGCCATCCTTCACCATAGTATGGGCAGAGGTTACAATTACTGTCGCAGTCTGTTCCTGCCCCGATGTTATATGCGAAGTGGCAGCAATTATACTGTCTTTTGAGGTCGTGGAGCATTAAAGTGCGGATGAAGCGTGTGTCTGGTAGTGATCGAATCAGGGCTTGTAGTTCAGGATGATACATTAGGGACTCCTTTTTGTTAAGGGAAATCACTTTAAGGACAAGCAAAATCTAAGTCTTTACGGGGCATGGAGTTAACTTCTCTTGAGACTGGGATAAGGTAAGTCCTTATAAGGTAAGAAGATATGAGTATGACACGGGGTAGAAAAATGTCATTCTCAAATTCATGGAGAGAGATTCAAGGACTTTTTTAGTGTAAGTCCTTGCTACAAAAGAAGAAGACAGGAAACGGGGTATAGGGGTCATCGGGTAGTGATTTCACTTGACATGATTCATGAAACTAGCTAAAAAGAGCTCGTTTTAGGATTTTTCACCTTAAGTTACCCCGCTTTAATTTCTTTTATTCTATAACTCCTTTTAATGTAAGAACTTACATTATACTAATCTAAAAAATATATCTATAATAAGAGCTTTTGGGGACTCCTTGAAAAGTATCCCCGACACTCTACCCATTGTTGTCATTGAAACGCGAAACGGATCATGAACAATGCAGCCACGAGCCACCACGTCTTGCCCCTTGACCACACTGTAACGAAGCATGCAGCAATGACTAAGAGATCAACCACGCTTCCCATACAACCCTTCCAGATGAGTGATGAGCCTGTCCGTGATCATCTCACTGATAGGGAAGTTGTTCCAGTCTGAAGCATCATCCCATGCACTCAGCAGCATATCATCTTCAAGGTCCTGCACCTTGCCAAAGAACTGTCTCATCAGCGCTTTGTGCTTTATGAGTATGCAGGGCGTTCTTGCACACTCGTAGAGAAAGCCAAGTGTGTTGCCTTGAGTGAAATGCAAGCTGAGTAGTGCTGCATTGTCATCCATCACCCGTGCCAAGGATATGATCCGTACACCCTTAGCCTCCACATAGTCATCAGTGAATTGTCTGATAGTCATTCGTCCTCCCATGTAACCACTATGTTACTGTCATCCGCTACTATTACTGTATGCCGACCATTGATCGTGCATTTATACAGCCCGAATATTGCCACCATCTGCTTAGCGATGGCATAGAGCATATTAGGACATTGGCTCAGCTTCATTGTCTCGGCCATTCAAGCACTCCTCAGGGCAATTAGCTGAATAGCATCTTCAAGAGTAGATCCTGCAGTGTGCCACTTTCCATCCCATTTCACGTACCATATGCCATTTTCTCGTTTCATACTTCCCCCCATGCATCAAGCAAATTGTAGATGTGATTCTCTATATCCGTCGACAGCTTCGGCTCGATGATATAGTCTTCCAGTTCATCATTGGTGTACAGTGCCCAAGCTGCCTTGAGCCAGTCATCATTCGATTCATCAACCAGTTCATTGATCATAGTGATCATCTCTTTCAGTTCGTAGTGCTTGCAGTACACTTCCCACATCTTGCACTGCCGCAATGGTGCATCAGCTATGTACCGTCTGTAGACTCTATAATCGTAATCAAGTGCAGCCGCAGTGTCGATGTAGTGCCACTTGATCCTTTCCCATTCATCGGGAGAAATGATGCGGGTAAGATCATTGTCCATGATCACGCGATGATACGGCTCGAGTGTCGGATCAAGTTCATTGATAAATCCACACAAGCCATTCAACTCATCCCAGCTGTACGTTTCCAGCATGGCACGGGCCAGATCACCATCCGGCACTGCAAAGTCACTCAGCCATTCATCGACTCTTCTTTTCATCATACATTACTCCTTCAGTCATAAGACTGTTCATTCAATGGCTATCTGAGAGTAGATAGCCATCAATCAGCATTCTTACTCGTTGGTCTCTTCATCAATCGGCCATGCCTCTGAACTGGTGTCAACTACATTGTCAACTATATCGTCATTCCGCTGTGCTCTAGCCATCTGAATGGCATCATACTCTGTTTCGGCTTCAAGTTCGTACAGTACTGTGAGTTGCACATTATATTTCATACTCGTTTCTCTCCACTTGATGTGTACATTGTTCCATGGCCATCTGGCCCGATATCAAATGAACATTTGGCTTTGGCACCACGTTCGAACATATAGATCGTGTGGCCATCTTGTGTGGTCCAACTGTCCATCAACACCCAACCAGTGTTGAATCGTTTAATTACTTCCGGCATGATAATACCACCTTGCGATCGCGTTTGAGGGGCAGTCTCGGTACTTTCACGGAAGTGGTTTTTTGGCTGTTCAAAACACGTTTGAACTGTTCCCATGCAATGTCGGCTTGAGTCATGCTGTTCTCCTGTAGGACTGTATTTTTTATAAGCTAAAGAGCTTACTCGAACGGTTCTAGTGTTAGAGCTGTTCGAGTAAGGCCTTTCGGCCTTGTAGCTACTCAATGTGCATTTTGACATCGTTGGAATCACCCCATGTGACAACCATCGAGAAGCCATCGTTAAGTGCCCAGTGCATTGCATTCCAATAGCTATTGAACTTCATGTTGAATACGAACCGATATACCTTTTCCATGCCATCCTCCTGTTGGATCAAGATTGGTGGTTGGTGCTTTCACACCAACCACTCAATTCTCACTTTGCAACCTTCACATAAATGTCGTTCTCGACGGTGTATCCTTTTTTGCACACTTCTTTCACTCCAACTTTGTGTTGAACGAAAGCATCCATCGTTGACATTCCATCGAAGTCGATCGTCTTCTTGACTTCGCCTCTTGCTTCATTGGCGAACGATTCGGCCAATTTGTCCATGTCTTTTCCCATATAGTCTTTGAACTTCGGGTCATCCTTCACGAAGTCGAACATCTTCTTGATCCGTGCGTACTTTTCATCATTGCACTTCTTGCTCAAGTAACACTTGTACGTTTTGGTCAACTCAATTTCGGTAGCAAGTTCGTTGAAATCAAAACCGTAGCTGCGCATCTCGTTCATCATTTTCTTTGCGTCCATTTTGTCCATCCTTTTCGTGAAGTATAAAGTTTGTTGATTATCGTACGATAATACTCAAACTTTATGTTTTTCGTCATATATTCGATCAATTTCTTTTATCAAGTTTTTGTACAAAGGTTGATTTTCCAATCGTTTTTCTTCGTTTTTCTTGAAGTTTTCGTTTTGAAGTTTTTCCAAAAAGTCACTTATTTGTTTGTTCATTTGTTTGTTTCTCACTCCCTTATATATATATCATAACACTCTTTAGAAACACTGTCAACACTTTTTTTCAATTATTTACAACTATTTTTAACACCCCATTACAACTACTTTTCATAATACAAAAATCACCATGTGTGATATAGTCCTGGCCCATTTTCCAGAACTTTTCAAATACACACGAAGTGTCTCAATTTACCCTCCGCCAAAAATAAACCAGGTCCCAAAATCCCCGGCCCATCAGCCCTTCTTCCTGCCTCAAGTAGGGGGCGTCTGCCACCCTTTATGACCTCATTGTAGGCGGAAGACCTCGTTTTCGCTTCATACTCCCAGTTTTGTCTCATATTCACCTTTCTGGGTCCTCAAGAACGCTTCTTTTAAGGACCCTGGATACCTAGCCCTGGTATTCTGCCACCTCAATTATTCACTTTATTAAGAAAAAGTGATAAATACCCATGTACAGAACTAAAATCCTGTGTTATAATTCTAAATGAGAGGTACTATGACCGTTTCAGAGGCAAAGAAAGATCAGATAGTAAATGGCATCTCAGCCGGAATGCTCATGGAGGATATGTTCCTCCTGGCCCAGTGCTCTCCCAACGAGATCCTTGCACTCCAGTCTGATGAGTTCTTCCTCTCAAGGTGCAGATGTGCTGGTAAGCAGCTCGAACTTGACCTTCTGAGCACTTTGACCAATATCATAAGCATTCAGGAAGATAAAGGTAAGGATCACGGTACAATCTGGCTCCTTGGCAAAATCAACCCCCGCTTCTCAGACCGTCCTGAGATGGGCGATAAGCCCGGAATCATCAATATCAACAATGACCCCAAGCCTCTCAAAGATTTATCCACTGTTGAGATACATGAATACCTCGACCCGCCTCCATCCAGTGAGGAAAAGTACTGATGAACATCATACCAAGTGTTCATCAGTCAGCACTTCTTTCCGCACCCCGACAGTATCCCCGTATCCCTTACTACTTTCTCATTGGTGGTTACGGTTGTGGCAAGTCCTACAGTGGTGTACTGGCGATCCTCGATATCTACGCCCGCTATAATGGTTCATCGATCCGTGTAGGTGTAGGTGGTACCTCACAGACTCTCCTCCGCAAGACACTCCTCGCTGACCTGTTCAAGGTTCTCAAGGAAAGTGGTATCAAATACAAACACAATAAACAAGAGCACACCTTCATGATAGGGACCATTGAGTATGTGTACATCTCAACCGCGGACCCTGACACAATCTTCGCTTACAACTTCAACATCTTCATCTGTGATGAGCTCGATGAACTCCCTCAGGAAAAAGCAATTGAGAGTTTCAAAGCTATTCAGGAACGCTGCCGTGTCATGCTCCCTGATGGCAGGGACCCCTACGCAATCTACATGACCACTGCACAAGGGCTCAAGGGGACCTATCGTATTATCCTCGAGCTCCAAGAGAAGAAGATACCCTACATACTAATCCGCGGCTTGACTAAGGATAATATAACCTTAAGCCCGGATTATGTGAAAAGACTGTACTCCCTTTATACTCCCATTGAAGCTGAAGCGTTCCTCGAAGGTAAGTTCGTGAATCTGTACACCGGTCGTGTGTACCCTGAATACAATGATTCTATTCACCTCTATCAGAAGTTCCCAGTCAAGGATGATGAAACTATTTATGTTGGACAAGACCTCAATAGTGGCTTCAGCAAAGCTGCAGTATTCATTGAGAGGGGAAGTTGCCTTTTTGGCATAGCAGAATACTCCTTTAACGTCGTGGCAGATGCTCCTCGTATCCTGCGAAAGGACTTCCCCTCTCAACGCATAATCTGGCTACCTGATGCCTCCGCCAAGGAAGTAATGATGGGTTACGCTTCAGAAATTGCTGAAGCTAACATCGAGCTGGTGATGCGCAACATCAACCCCAGCGTAACCGAGCGCATTCTTGTTGTTAACAAACTGTTCCGAACTGGCAAGCTTAAATTGTTTAAGGACATGAAGCAGTATGCCCTCGGACTCAAGACCCGTCAATTTGATGATGATGGTAAACCTGCCAAGGGTAAAGGTTCTCTTGCACCCGACCATATATGTGATGCCGCGGAGTATGCCCTCTGGTACATAGTCCAGATCTCCACGTATCTCAAAGAGTTCTGCGATGCACTTCGCATAGGAAGAAACAATGCAGCATGATTTCAATAAGATAGCAACAGAGACAGCCAACCCGAAGTATATCCAAGACGTCTATGCCCTGCTCAGCAAGAATGAGACAGGCATAACCAAGGATGCAACAAGTGCACGTTCTCATTCAGTGAGTGACATTACTGATGTTCAGCACTTGATGTATCAGGAAACCCTGGGTCAGCGTGCTCTCAATGGTCACTTTCAGACCCTCGATGAGGTTATGAAAATCGGTGTATCTGACTTCAACAAACTGACCAAAGATGGCTTCTATAACCCCATGACAGGCATTGGCACGAGCAATGACCCCTCTCTCTTCAATACTGCCTCTGTGCCCCTTGCTTTGTCTCCCATGGAAGCAACAGCAATCTACGCATCAGGCGGACTCCCTGAACGTATCATTGACAAGAAGGGTAAAGGGATACTGATTAACGGTTATTCTTTCACCTCTACAGATGACTTCTGGAATGAAGACAGGATCAATGCCCTTAAAGAAGACCATGCTCAGAAATGCTTCGAGGAGAAACTCTCTGAGGCGATCACTGCTGGTTTTATTTACGGTGGTAGTGTAGCATATCCCGTCTTATCGAAGGACTCGCCAGCGACCTTTGATTATAGCATGAAAGAATTGCTGGCTTCGGGGATGCTTCACAAAGGGTGTATTGACCGCTGGACGAATGTTGACCGTTGGAACACAGTCTTTGTACCCAACTACATTGTCACTGCAAAAGACTACCTCTTTGCGGAACGGTACTACATACCCCTCGCAGGCATCTCCGTTAACACAGACCGTTCTGCGGTTATCCGTCCCAAGAAGTTACCCTACTGGGGTGCGATCCAGCAGATGGGCTGGGGCATCTCTGACTTTGAAGGGTACATGAGGTCGATACTGGGCTATCAGATCATGATCGCTTCCATCCCGATAATGGCCCAGCAGATGTCCCTCCTGATGTATGAAATGAGTCTTGATGGAACAATGGCTGCCAACAGTATCTCCACCCTCAAAGAGCTCATGAAGCTCAATGATGAACAGATGAGGGCATGGTCCATGGCTAATCCCAAGACTATCAACGCAGCAGGAAAAGTTTACACGGTCAACAGGACCTACGCAGGATACTCTGACCTTGGTGAACTGATGAAGAGTGATATCTGTGCGCAGTCTGGTATCCCTGACTCTGCCCTCTTCCACACGCAGTCCAAAGGATTCACTAATAACACGGAAGAAGAACTCCTGAAGCAGTCTGAGACCATCAGGTTGGCTGCGAAACAGATCCTTCCTTCCCTCATGCCCCTTAAAGACCTCTCTATCTACGACACCTTTGGACAGGGCTCAGAGGAAGCTAAGCATAAGAACACTCTCCGCTTCACCTTTGATAATCCTGTTGTTGCTACGGAAGGTGAAAGAGCAGAGTCTGCTGCACGTTTTGCTGCAACAATCAATTCACTGCATCAAGCGGGTATGCCTCTTGAAGCAGCAATCACACAAGCACAACAGTTCTTCAAGGCCATATCTGTTCCTGCATCTGTTATACAGATGAGTAAGGAAAGGGATGAGAATACATACAGCCTCGAAGAAGCAATAAGCAAGAAGAATGCACAACCTGATAAGGAGCCAAAGAGTGGAAAAGCTGATTAAGAATGTAGCTATAGCTCATTCTGGTATATATACGTACACCCGAGGGGAAGTACCGACTCTTGGTCTTAACCTCATTGATATGCCTCAGCAGTACCAGAACATGGAGCACTTCAATGTGTACCGTCCTGGTTCAGTCATTGCAAAAGCAGCACCCCTCTATGCCCGTCAGCCCGTTACTGTTGAACACCCTGACTACGCTGTAACTGCTCAGAATGCGAAAGAACTGATGAATGGTCTCACAGGAGACACCGCAGAAGCAGTGTACCGGGATGGTGAAGTTTATATAGACTCAACACTAACCCTTGTTGCCGAAGATGCAATTAAATATTATGAGGCTGGATATAATCAAGTCAGTCCCGGATACACTTCTAAAAGTAAATGGATGAATAAGGAAGGCAACTATAAAGGTATGCCATACCAGATCGTAGTCACTGATATCTCGGGAGTAAACCACCTTGCACTTTGCCAACGGGCGAGAGGTGGGCCTACTACACGAGTTTTAGATAGTCAGGGAGGTAGCATGGCAAAGTTCAAATCGGGTCTGCTCTATAGTCTGTTGAAGGCTATGACGGGCACCAAAGACTCAGTATCGGTAAGAGAAGAACTTACTGGTATTACCAAGGACGGCGTGACAGAGGAACAGATTGTTCTTACTGTTGACTCAGTTCTTGCGAAGACGGCGGCTTTACCGGAATCAGAAGGACGTGAGAAACTCACCCGTTTCTTGGAAGATCTGAAACTGGCCAAAAGCTTGGAACCCTCAATCGTCACAGACGCAGTTGCAAAGACTGCAGACCTGTACGAAGCTCTCGATTCTGCTGCAGAAGAAGATGCCTCGGTGAAAGATTACGCCGTTGGTACTACTGGTGCTGCAGGAGCTGGGTCACAGAAGATGATCCCCGATGGTGAGTCGGAGGAACACGAGTCTGCTGAGATGGCAATTCTCAAGCAGATCTTGGCAGCAGTGACCAAGACCACAACTGATGCAGAAGCAGTGGAGAAGGCAAAAAAGGAAGCTGACGAAAAAGCTACCAAGGATGCCGCAGCGGAAGCAGAAAAAGTTGCCAAGGATGCAGAAGAGGAAGAAAAGAAGAAATCCACTACTGACTCAATCACGGCTACTCTGACCAGTGGACAGGCTGCCCCCGAGGGCATTGCAGGTTTCATGTCTGGTTTCGGTAAATAAGGAGAAATAAGAATGAACAGCAACATGAGCTTTACCCTTGGTAATTTCAAGGGCTCTGGTGCCGCAAATGGTGTACCGGTATTTATTGATAAATTGCCGGTTACCCTCGGTGGCGTAATTGGTACGCTCGACCCCCTGTACCCCGCGAAGTTCGGTCGCCTCGTCTCGGCAATGCCCGCGGCTCCGAACGTATTCCTCATGGGAACGCCCGCTGGTTCCTATCCCGTTGGTGTCCTCATCAATGATCCTGCCATTGCGCAGAATGATCCGGGAATGAATGACATGTATTACGAAGGTCGCCCGGCCACCGTAATCGCATTCGGACCGTTCCAGAACATCGACGTTGAACCTGGCCTCTCTGAAGCTGGTCTCGGTATGGAAGTCTGGGTCAACAAGCTTTCTGGTCAGCTCGGCTTCAATCCCATCGGTAACGTGCCCTCTGCCTCTTACCTCAAGATCGATGCAGCCCTTCTCGGAAAAGCTGGTCCCAATGGTAACACCATCTGGCTCAACTTCCCGGCCATCGCAGCCACTGCCTCTGAGGCCAAACCGGTTGTCGCTACCCCGACGATCTCTCCCGCAGCTGGTGCAGTTGCTTCTGGAACCCTGGCTTACCTCTATGACGCGACCGAAGATGCGATCATCTACTACACGGTGGATGGCTCGACTCCTGACAACACGGACCTCGTGTACACCGGAACCCCGATTGGTATCACGGGTGCTGTTACCATCAAGGCGATTGCCTACAAGACTGGCTATACTGCTTCCGCAGTACTCACCGCAGCTTACACCGTCGCGTAAGGAGAACGTACAATGAACGTAAATGTAGCTAAGAGCTGCAAGAGTCTCAAGACTCTTACGGACAAGTTTATAGGAGAAAACAAAGCCCTGGACCTCGCTTCCCGTGGCTTCGAACTCTCGATTGGACCTGCGAGTGACCCCAACTTTCAGACACCCGCGCATGCTCAGGATGCCATCTTCGTAGGTGACTCCGCCCGCATCAATGGTAGCATTGCTACCGCTGAAGTTGATGCCCTGTTCAAACAGGACCAGAGCAAAGTCAGCACTCGCCCGGTCTACGACTCGGAGACGATGAGCTGGAAATATCTCTTCGAAAAAGCGGCGATGACAAACGACGCATTCAGCCCCTTGGCTGGTCAGATGTTCTCTCCGTGGAACGTTTCGTTCTTCCAGAGAATCTTCCGCGAACCGCTGCTCTACTCCCACGCCCGCGACCTCGTTCGCATGGAACAGGGAACCAATCCCTGGGCAGAAGTAATGACTCTGCTCATGGAACAGTACGCTGGTTTCGCGATCACCGGTGCCACTGGTTCTGCTCAGAACACCATCACCAACGACGTGAACGTGGTTAATGGCATGATGACCTCTCCGGTCGTCAACATGGCCGTAACCTACTCACTCACCCTCGAGGAACAGAATCGGTCGAAGCAGGGCAACGGCAATCCGTTCGCTGGCCAGTCGATGATGCAGAAACAGAAGTATGCCAACTACGTGTTGAACATGCTCACTGACTACCTCATCTACTACGGAAACGATGAAACCAACACCCCCGGACTCTTCGATGTCAATCCCATCGTGTCCTGGGCAGGAGCGCCGATCAGCACGATCGCCAATGGCTCTTCCGCCACCAAGGGTGCAGACGCCTACAAAGCGGTCTACCGTGTCATCAACGACTTCCTCACCTCCGCCGACAACAAGTTCGACGAAGTGATCATGTCCATGTCGCCCGAAGCGTACAACGCATTCACCTCCCTGCCCTACTCGGAGAACTTCAATCCGACTGCTGCGCACAAGATTCTCACGGAAAACTACGCTGCAGGAAAAGGCCAGGACGGTAAGATTCCCTCCGTTCGTTTCGTGTCTGACCCCATGCTCAAAGCGGGAAGCATCTTCAATCCGACCAACCATGACTACATGGTCATGACCGCCCCGGAAGTTGGTGCAGGTCCCCAGAACGAAAAGCAGCCCCTCGTGCTCTTCGGCTCCCCCCTCATGGACTTCGTGTTCCCGGCCATGCCTGGTCAGTACAACACGCAGTACAAGACCATGCGTCGTGTAGCTGGTGTCTTCGCTCCCGTGCCCCAGGCCATCCGGGTTTATCAGGGATTCGGCAGATAATGAAATACCTCATCAGCTATCTGCCCCGTGAGTTCGTTATCCAGGGTATCTTTATTCCTAAGAAGGGATATACTCAGGACGAACTCAACAACGGAAAACGTGAAGTGGTGGCGGTTACTGACGAGCAGATCGACCTTCTGCAGAAAGATCCCATCTTCTTGGACTACATGGCGACCAAGAAGATGCGGATTCTTGATAAGGCACCTGAGAATCTTCTCTCTGGTGCTGAAAGGATCGCAAATCTGCAAGCAGAAAACCAGAAGCTGAAGGCAGCCAACAAGGACGATGGAAAAGTCAAAGCCTTGGAAACTGAAATCTCTTCCATCAAGGAAGAAGCTATAGCGAAAGTAAATGAGCTGGAAGGGGAGAACGCTGCCCTTAAAGCCCGTCTTGCCAAGCTGGAAAAGGAAGGGAAATAAATGCTCATAGGTGATTTCACGTTCAGGGACAGGTTTCCTTCCCTGGATGATTTAACAATACAGAAAGCAATAACCTCTGTTGAAGTCACCTGGGCAGGTATTCCCAGCATGTGGTCCACCTCCCCTCAAGTAGTTAGGCAGAATAAAATAGAACTCTGCTACAGCTACTTGGTGGCGTGGTACCTTGCAGATATGTTCCCTACATCTGCAATTGATATTTATACAAATGGTGGTGCTCCCCTCCGGTCTAAGGACATTGGTGGTACCATGTTGACCTTTGCGCCTAGGAAAGTACAGGCTGAGTTGGATCAGCTTACGTCTAATATGTACGGGCTCAAAGCCCTTGATATGATAACAACGTGTCCGGATAGGTTCCTACTGAGATGAGTATATACGGAAACACACTGCTTGCGTTTGCAGAGCAGATGATAAATGTAGACTATTTCCAGCAAGTGGCCAGAGTAGGTTCTGGCTATGATAAACTGGGAGAGTCCCGCTCAATTAGGTGCATCCTACAATCTGGTAGAGGAAAAGAAATGTTCGGGTCTAGTGGTAGACTCGCACAGCACTCTGCATGGCGTTCTCTCGCTGTATCTGATAAAGAAAATCTGTGGGTCGCGGAACCCTTAGTATTAGGCTGGTATGTGATACACCCGTTCACGGGTAAAGTTATGGTTATTGATAAAGAGAATAGTTGGGCAAGAGAAGCAGGGTTCTATGCCTATACAATAGAACTGGTCGTCGGTGAAGATGGTGTAAACAAGACGGAAGCACTGACTTTTAATAGGGGCACATATTGAGTGAATCAAGAATCGTAGCCAACCAGTCACACCTTGCCCGAGGCCTAAGATGTAATAACATACAAGTAAAACTGTATGTTAGGGATGAACCTCATTATAGTGGTATGTCTACTCGTGATCTTGCAAAGAAACATTCAGAAGGTTATAGTTTTATAATAAGAGGTTATACAGGCCGTCCTGTGGTTATTGAAGTCCCTGCCCGTCCTTTTATGCAGCAGTTCTTCGCAGACACTAAAGAAGAATTAAGTGCAGCGATCGCGAAGAAAGTAACAGTTGCAATGTTAAAAGAGGGCAGTCTGTATGGTGTTGTAGATGAGATTAGGGATTACGTTTATAATATGTTTATGGCTTGGGCGGAACTGGGTATGATCCTGCCCAGAAATGCGGAATACACTATCCTCAAAAAGGAGAGTGATAGGTCCCTTATAGACAGTGGTGACTTGCTCGCTTCAATAGATACGGAGGGACACGTTGTTACAACTCAATAGCGAAACACTTCGTGACCTATTAGGTGATATATTTTTCGGTGGTAACAAGGACAAGTATATAAAGTGTGTTATACCCCTTCAAGGTAACTGGTGGACTCCCACTGAAAATGAAGGTGCTAAGATATCCACCTGGGTCGGTTATAACCTTTCTGAAGTAACACCCCTTCTGCAATCAAGGTATATTACAAATGAAACCGGTACAGCTTTGGTATCAACGTGTATGGCAAAAGTACACTTACAGATAATAGGTAAAGATTCTGAGTCCCTTGCTCGTTCTCTTATACACTGGGATGAACGAACAGACGTGGCAGAAATGCTGGGAAGATTTGCAGGTCAGCTCTGTTACGATAAACGGAGAGTAGTAAGCACTCTCTACTATCAAGACGGGCAGAACTCAACACTATCACATAATGTTGATTTTCGTTTCCTCTTCGCCGACGTTGTGGAGCCACAACTTTCAGGTATAACGGGGATGGAAGTTAACGGTATGATATATTACTAGGAGGGAACTATGGATGATTTTCAGGGCTCTATTGCGCAAGAAGATGTGCAGTTCGTTACCGAAATTATTAGGGAAGTCAAAGTAGGTCAGAACTACTCTGACCTCATGGTATTCATTGAAAAGGATAAGCATATCCTTGATGACACCGGCTTCGTCGTTATTTCAGGGGACATCGAGGAATGTATTGTTACGGCCAGTGACTACAAAACTGTCGTCAAGGGTAGACTGCTCGACTGGCTGAATGACTTCTTTTCGGCTCAGTCTTCCGCCAAGGTCTATTTGTTCACGGTCTGTCCCTCAGTTACAGTCGCAGGTGATTGGGACGCTGCTGCTAAGACAGCCCTCACCACTGCCTTCGAGGACTTTGGACAGCTCGCGTACTGGAAGACCATTCTCATCTCTGTTGGTATTACCGATGTGATTGTTCCGGCAGCTTGTGTTGACCTGGCCAACCTCTGCAAGACAGACCTGCTCCTGTCGTCTCCGGCAATGCTCCCCAGTGTCAATGCATCCTTGGGTACTCCCTCCTCTGACCCGGTCTATGCCGCGATCAATGCAGCAAAGACCCGTGCGTTCATGGTAGGACACTACGACACTACAAGGAACGGTGCTCTTCTCCAGCTCAGCCTTGCCCTCGGCACACTGAATGCTTCCGGTACTGCAGTTGGTAACAACATGGACTTTGTTGGCACAAGCCTCATTGATGCCTCTGGCCCTGCGGGTACTGCTCTTCCCCCTGGAACACAGGCAACACTGAAAGCAGCCAATATCGGTTACTTCAAACCGGTTGGTGATTCTACCGGTGCTGTTGCACTGGTTGGAGCGAAAGACCTCCTTGGAGGCACGGTATCTGCAGACTGGATCGTCAAGTACTGCAACTACGTCAACAAGGTACGGGTAGCCAACATGATCTCCCGCATTGGCATCTTCAGAAACAACTCGACCTATCAGGGTGTTCTGTTGCTCATGTCGGATACCATTCAGGGCTTCGTCAACAGTGGACGGCTCACGAACTTTGAAGTCACTGCCCCTGATTTCGCGGCACTCCCCACTGGTGGTGGTACGATCACCGTGCCGAACGCATGGAAGGCTCTTTACGTGGACAATGTGCGTAAGGTTGAAGTATATGGCCAGCTCACTCTGGTTCAGGAATAAGGAGAAACAAGATGGGTGATTTTGCTACTAAACATTCGGTTCAAGCAGTAGGTGGAGTTACTATTACGTATCTTCACACTGGCATTGATGCCGCGGCGATTACGATCCAGGGCTTCAAGCTCCAGTCACAGTTCCTGAATGCAGAAAATGCGATTGATAACTCTGTTATCATTCCGATCCTTGGTGGTGGTAGCATCCAGCTTACCAACAACAACATCGCAGGTACCATCACTTTCAACTGTACTCGTGTCTCTGACAAGATTACAGATGGTGATATCGTTACCATCGCACAGAAGCAGGTCTCCATTGGTGACTCAGTAGGCGCAACGATTGCGATTACTTGGCCCTTCAATGGTGCGACGTTCAGCATCACGTTCTACAACTGTACTGTAAAGCGTGTGCCCGCTGCCCGCCTTGCAGGTAACGATGCACCGGATTACTCCGTACAGTTCAACTACGGTTACTACAAAGTAGGATAAGAATGAAAATAAGCCACGACGAAGTTTCTGATTTGTATAAGACGTACTTCAGTGCAGATAAGACCTTTCAACGCTACAGTCTTAATCTGCCTGATGACATCAACTCCCTCGACCCACTTTATATGCTTGAAGTGATCAATGGTGAGGGAAGTATCCAACAGCGGGCACAGATCACTGGAAAGCTTATAGAGGGCAAGAAGGTAGAAGTCTATGACACAGGCAAGATGGTTAAGTCGTTTATACATAACGGACAAGGCACCCTTGCTCTCTTGTTTACGGAAGAACCTTACTTGCTCCAGGTCGTCATCGATTACTGTTATGCCCTTGTATTAAAAAAATTGACACCGCCTTCTCTCGTCTCAGAAGGGGAAGCGGTGACAGAAAAAGCGTAGTAGTTAAGAATGGACCAGCCAGTGTGTTTGACATGCTGGCTAGTCTCATTCCTACTAAGTCAGAGATAATAGAGAAGTACATAAATGAGAGCTTAGGCTCGTACCTGTACCTTTATTATGTTTATCTGGACAACTATCATCTTCGTCCTACGTCCCTTGAAGAGCTTGTAAATGGACTTAATTACATAGGGATAAAACGAAGTATAAAGGAGCTATACCAAGATGAGTGATGACAGTCAACTAGACCTAAAGATAAACATAAATACTAATCAATCAGACTTCGATAAGCTTAAACAAAACCTTGATGAGATAGACCAGAAATGGAATAAGCTCGCTGCGCTCCCCCCTCTAAATATAGACAGGAAGATAGGCAGTGGCTTCTCACAAGAGCAGATAAATATACTCAATAGTCTTGGTGGGCCAAGCAGAACTGGTGGCATGGCACCTAGTGGTACTATTGAGCCCGTTATGTATTCACAAGAACAGCAAGACATACTCAATGGTATGGGTGGTCCTACACTCATGCCTGGTCCTGGTTACACAGGCACTGCCCGTGGAAGAGTTGCTCCTGAGTATGCAGGTATGGCTCATTCCTCCCTTCCTGCTTCCTACTTTCATCCTAGACCCACAGTCGATGAACTGATGGCGAGAGGTGTAGGTAACAACGGACTCTCCCTCGTCCGGGCTTTAGGACCCGCTACTGATGTCCCTTTTAGTAGTGGGGGAGGCAGTGGAGCCACTTCTGCTTCTCCCCCACCCCTTAGTTATACTTGGGATTCTGTGTATGGCAGGGAAATAGCTAAGATACAAGACCCTGAAAAGAAAGCTCGCTTCCTCTCGATGATGGATAATACTGCCTATAGGGGTATGATGAATGACCCTGCTTCTACCACGGGTAAGTATCATCCTGATTCGGCAAACAAAGAAGGAGGACTTGCACTCCATTCCATGACCGTAGCTAAAGCTGCACGTGAGCTTGCACTCGCCAGGGGCTATACCGGTGACATGGATGATCTTACTATTGCAGGTCTTGCGCATGACAGTGTAAAAAAGAATAAGAGTGGTTTCTATAATTCTAAGCATGATGCAGAAGCCGCGGCTAATGCACGTGAGTATGGCCTATACGCATCATCTGAAATGATGGCTACTCATATGTATATGGGTAAGAAAGGTCAGCTTGAGCCTACCACAGAAGGTCAGAAGATACTGCATGAGGCTGACTGGTTGGCCTCTAGGAAGTATGCTGAAGACTACATGCAGGGGAAGGAAAGCTATGATGCTCTTCGTAGCAGGGCAATCAAAGCAGGCGACGCATCTATGGGGTCGGATGGCTTCCTGAAGATCACTGCAGCTGAAGCGAATAAAGACCAGAAAGAGATCACTGATAATGCAAAGCAGTTTGAGAAGTCATGGAACTCAGTCCTGTCTTCCGCAGGGAAATATGGTCAGTTGTTGAAAGGTCTCGGTGCTCTTGGTATTGCCGCGTTGACTGCAGGTATCGTTGCGACCACAGCGAACAATAAGGATATGGGTAGTGGTCTTCAGACTTTCACTGGGCTTGATGGCAATGACATCATGGCTAATCAGATTGCTGCGAAGAAGATAGGCATTGGTGAAGGTTCCATCAATGACGCGATAGTCAAACTCGTTTCTCAGCGAGGTGGCTTTAAGCTCAAGGGTGAAGGTGAACTTCTCAATAAAGCTCTATGGGGAGAAATAAGCAGTTTGATGACCGGTGATCAACCCATGAATGATGTCTTCTGGCAGATCGCTGATAAGGTAGCGGATGATGTGAAGGGTATGAACCCCGCGGACAGAGAGAAACAGCTTAATCTTGCAGGTATCAATATTCCTGGGATTGAATATGTTGTAGACTTTATGAGCCGCATGAGCAAAGACGGTAAGGACTACAGGTCTAAGGATATGCTGTCAAATACTATTCGTGAGGGTGGGTCTGGAAGTTGGATGACTGAGGCTGCTCGTGTTAACGCAGAGATGCAGGTTCAACTTGCAGGGATCAAGGACTCATTCAAAGGACTCGCCCAAGCCTTTGAGGATCTCTTTGGTAAGCCTGTACTGACTTGGTTCAATAAAGCACTGGATGAAGTCGTTAATGGTAAGGGTGACAATCGTGGTCTCATTGACATGATGGCACAGTATAAGTCTAGCTACCGTTTGGTTGACCAGTCCTATAAACTTGGTCTTGTACCTCAGTGGGGACAAGGGGGTGCTTCTTATAATGAGTACAGAAAATCAGAAGAAAAGAAACACGATGCTGTTTATTCCTCAGTTTATGACCCACTAGCCAAGAACGCCAGTGAGATGAATGCCCTTCGTAGAGCCAGTGAGCGTGATGCAGTAGGCCGACTGTCTAACTTAAAAGACTACTCAAATGTATCTGCAGAAGAATTGAATGCGGCATGGTCTGAGCAGGGAGGAGCTTCTGTTAGACCCTTCGGTATGGGCTTTAATAAGGAGGACACAGAAGCACGTACTCGGCTTGAGAAAGAACTTCGTATGAAGAAAATCATAGCTGCCGCCGCTGCAAAAGGCTTCACTGTAAAAGGGGACACTCCAGAGGAACTCATAGCTGATGGTAAACGTCTCGCTGAAGGAAAAGAGAAGCTTACAGAGGCTATGTATCGTAATGCTATCAATGAGGCGAAAGTAGCAGCGGAGGCTGCCGCAGACAAAGCCGCGCCTCTGTCTGATGAGATGGAGGGTAAAGCTTGGCATCAGATGTCCCTTGACGAGAAGTATAAGTACGGAATGGCAGCGTTCAATGAGAAGGCTAAAACTGACACTACACTTGGTCCTCTCAAAGCAGCATTGGACAAGGTAGTAACACCCACAGACACTGCGAAAGGTGTTATTATTGATGCCTTAGACGTGCTTAAAGCAAATCCTGCAAAGAAGGCGGAGATACTTAATTACATTCTTGAAGGCACTAAGTCAATGAATAACGAGACAAACTACCTTGATCGTCTCCCTGGTGATGGGCACTCCTCAATAAACAAAGGCAACATCTACATTAGTGCCTCGTTCCCCAATGCTGTCAATGCTAGGGAAATACAGTCTGCCTTCACGAGCATGTCAAGTAGTGCAATGGATAGTCTTTATACAAGGAGTGTAGGATGAGTACTTCTTCTGTTGCGGGTAAGCTGGCAGTTGCGTCCCTTGTGGGGCTCCTGCCCGTCTTATCCTCCGGTCTTGATGCACAAGGTCTCGTTCGTGCTTTAGCAGAGACCTTGGCGAATCCTTCACTTAATTATGTACCTATCTACTCCACAGGAGTAGAATGTACGCGAACAGCAATAGTTTCTACAAGTATGATAATGGCACAGACTTCCGGCAATAAACAGTTTGTGACAGACAACACGGCTCCTCAACCACGAGTGTGGGCTATAAAAGGGTATCTTAAGTCACTCATTCCCTACCTTGAAGACAGACTCTTCTTCAAGCCAACCTTGATGCTACAGAAGTACATCATGGACTACTCGATGACAAACAGAGAGCCGATCCCCTTTAAGTCACCAGATGGAGAGGTAGTTGACGTACTTATAAAGAGCCTCCGTATTATTACGTCCCCCACTAACATGAATACTGCAGAGATCACGGTAGAAGTACAGGAGCTGAACTATCTCACTGCAGACATTGGTGAACTCTCAGACTTTGAAAGTTCTTCTCCTGCTTTAAGTGTTAAGTCCCTGCTCTTGTCCCTAGCCCCAATGACTATTCTTGCAGTAGGTGTGGCTAGTGCAACTGCGGTCGCAGCAATTCCAGTCAGTGAAGGCACAGGCCAGTTAGGCTACTAAGGAGAACATGATGACGTATTATGATTGCTATATGCCTACATTCGTTGCAGAAGAAGCTGTATCCGTGGGCATTAGTCTTCCTATCGGAGACCTTCAGCTGACCTGTATCTGGTGGGATAGCTCTTGGCATCTTACAATGTCCCTCGGTGGGGAGAAACGTTCCTGTGTGTTATACCCAAACACCAAATACTTTCCTCTTGATCCCCTTTACTCTATATTGGTTTATGGAGACAAAGAAGTAATAGGCTATGATGATCTTAGTAACCTGCACTTCCTTGTGGAATTAAAATGAAGTACAGTAAGAACCTATTTGATCGCATCATTGATGTAGAGTTCTCCGTAGATAAACCGGAAGCGTCAGTTGTTTATAGTGATGCCTCTTTGATTCCACAGGAGAAGTATTCCTATAAGTGTCCTAGGGCTGGGGTGAAGCCGACCATAGCCTTCTTCATGCATGTACTTCCAGGCAATAATCAGAGCAGCATAACATTGAAGTTAACTAACTTCTATTCTGAAATTGACATGAATAAGTACAGGTACATGAAGATACGGGCAGGGTATAAAGATGTTACACCAGTCACACTGAGTGTAGAAATCTTCTCCTGCTTTATAGAGAAGCCCAATCCTGAAGGTGTCACGGTATTCAATGGTATTCTTGGCTATATCTCAGAGTGGGTGTATAACCCAAAAGCAATCAAGGTGGATTGGCAAGGGAATAAAGAGCAGACAGTTAAGGGAAAGAAAGTCTATTCCATCATCGGAGAGAAGGAAAGTCTGTTCAAGACTATAGCAGACGCCTGTGGAGTGGGATTAAGAATGAATCTTACTTCTGAATGGGGCGGTCCTGTTTGGGATACGGAGAACTCTATGTGGGTAACACCAAGCAAGCCACCCTTAACTGGACGGAACTGGAGTGATGTATTTCTCCCTTTTAATACACTGCACTATACCTTTGCAGATGCGCTTGCAGTAAGAACGTGGCTTAATGATCTGCTCCTCCAGTTGTCTTTCACCTGCGGACTTGCCCCTCTTAAAGTCACCCTCGATGAATACATGCTTTCTATTGTACCGACTAGTGAGGCGGATATTGATACTAAGGCCATAGTCTTGGACAAGGTTTCCTCCGCTTATCTCAATGGTGGTGATGTTGTTATCAAGGCACCTTGGAATCCTTTACTCCTTCCTGATGCACAGTTTAAGATGAACTCCAATTTCTTCCGAGGGCGTATTGCCGCCTTGAAGCCAGGAGGTACATTGACTAACTTTCAAGTCCTTGAGATGGACGTGGATTTCAGTACAACTGGACAGAATGAGATGACTGTAAGAGCAACAGACATAAGTATCTCTGGTATAAGGGAGAGTGCATTCACATGATTGGAAGTACACTACAACAGAAAATAAGAGATAATAGTGTCATTGGCGGACTTCAGAATATGAAGTCCATAGTAGGTAGTTATATCTTCCTAGACATCGCAATGGTTACTGAAGTTGGTGATAGGATTAAAGTTAAACTTGTCAACACAACGATGTCTGAGGGTACTACGGAAGATGTGCTACTGCAGAATATTGAAGTCATGACCCAAGGTACAGGAGGCTTCAGTACTAAGTACACTCTCATTGTTGGTGATCTTGTTATGCTATTCGGTCTTCGTAGTGCCGTGGAAAAGCTGGATGAACTGGAAGATACCTTCCCACGTCTACTCCCTCCTTATGATCCGAACGGCATAAAGGCTATTCCTATAAGCAAGCACCTTATGGCAAAGACCCTCCTTGACATAGCAGAGGATGGTTCGTTTACTTTGACAACACCCAAGAGTGAGCTCATTGTAGGTGTTGATGGTGTTACATCTTATACAACTGATGGTTCATTAACCTTGGAGTCTGCAGTGGAAATCATACTCAAGGCAGTAGGCTCTGCTTCCTGGGTTCCTAATTCACTTCCCAATTGTCTTTATACAGGAGCACCGCATGGTGGTCCTGCCGCAGGTATAACAGGCTTAAAGGGGTCATGATATGGCAATGAACAAGACTACGTTAGGTACGGCGATTGCTAACAAGATAATGGACAGTGAAGCACCGCAGGAAATAAAAGATGCTATAACTGCATCCTGGATCGACATAGCAGAGGTGATAATCAATCACATTAAGACTGCTACTATCACGGTTGCAACAGGAATACCTGTATCCACAACAGGCACAGCAGCGGCACAAACAGGTGCGACGACAGCTACGGCAAGTGCAACCATACAGTAGGGACAAAGTATTTTTTAGGTATGTACAAATCCCGGAATCCGTGTTATAATTAAGGTATAAGAAAATAAAGTGAATAATCTGGGTATGAGAATACCAAGGCTAGGTACACAGGGTCCTTAAAAGAAGCTTATTCGAGGACCTGAAAAGGAGGAACTATGGACTTACAAATAGTCAACGTGAATAATACATGGGACATTGCAGTAGTCGATGGTCTTCCTGTTACTACGGATGGTGACAATGAATGGATACAGAGAGCGATGCTCGCTGCTCTCCTTCAGAAGAATACTATCCCTATGCTTCCTACCCTTGGTAATGATTGGACAGATTATACCACAGGAAAAATCTCTTTACCTGAAATAGACACACAGATTCGTCTTGCAATAAATACACTGTTGGGACGTTATGACTATATCCCCTACTACAACATTGATGGGGAAAAGATAACTTTCAGTGTCCAACAGATACAGTTACCAGGAGTTAAGTGATGTCAATAGCACTAGACAGCATTGAATACACAGTAGACCAGCCCACAGACAATGCTCTTAATCTTCTTAAGTTCATAAATAGTTATCAGCCTACTCAGTTTGTTGTAAACGCAACAAGTCCTGTTTGGCTGATTATTCTTGGTATGGGGTACATGCTCTCTACGTTTCAGCGTCTTGTATACGCTGCGGGACAAGCCTTCAACATTGCTTCTTGCTCCCCTGCACAGCTCCTTAACTTAGCGGAGATTGCAGGTACGTCTCTCCTTGAAGGTTCCGCAACAACGATCAGTTGTCGTGTCACGGCGCTTGTTGGAGGGGCTTGTGTAATCACTAAAGACCTCACTGTGACACTTACCTACGAGGGTCTTCCTGCTGTATTCAAGCCAATATATGCCGTAACGATAGCCGCTGGGACTACTGAAACAGTGACACTACAGTGTACTGAGAATGGGCCGAAGTATATTGAAGCAGGGGCAGTTACGGAGTTTGATACGGTTGTTCCTTTCATTGGAACCATTGTTTCCTCTAACTCTGCACCAGGAGAGAATCCCGAGACGGTCAGTACACTTAGGGGTCGGTTGCAGTTCAAGACATCACCTATCGCTGGACTAAACGCTTGCATCACTGCAATAAGAAACCTCACTGGTGTCCAGACAGCAAATCTCTATTTCAATCTATCTCTCTCCGCGGACCTTGTCATAGAGACAATGACCATACCCCCAAGGTCTAGTGGTATGTTTGTACAGGGATATAGTGACTTCATTGCAGACACATACTTCAAATATATGTCTGCTCCTTGTGTAGGTGGGTCTATTACACAGAACTTCATAACACTAGCAGGACAGATACTACCTATAACTTACAGTCAGCCTAATCAGAAAGACCTGTATATTAAGGTTAGGATGAAACTTCCTGTTACTGGAATTGCCCCTGTTGGTTATCAGGACATGATTAAGTCCTTGCTCTTGCCCGCCTCAAACAGTCTTCTTATTGGTGAGGACTACACTCAGAGATATCTCCTTCCCTTCCTTGATACCTTCTCACTCCCCGATATTACAATCATGGGTCTCGCTATATCAATGAATAATGTTACGTACAGTGATACCTCTTCACTCCTCAAGAATGAAATAGGCATAATCACTTCCTCCAAGATACTGTTTGAGGAGATACCGTGAATTATATAAGTAAGCAATTCGCGGGAGCCATCATTCAGGGTATCTCCGATGCTATTGAGTCTTTCATCAACACTGTATCAGGTGTAGTGATAAATTATTTCCTTACCCTTGCCATCAGTACTGCAAACTCTGACCATTCAGATATGATAGGGAGACTTATTGGTTTTCCTCGTCCCCTTGTTCAGGTTGAACTTCTTGATAGCTCCTTTATAACTTTTTCCTTCTCCTACTACAGAGACATAGACACAGGGTTTACTGCTAGCTACGATGCGGTGGGTACAGGGGGTAGATTTACTGGAGGAGCAACTAACCTTGTTCTGCTTCCTCTTGCTACGTATAAGGCGATGCTACGCATCATTGCTACCGCAAAACGTACTGCAACAAATAATGCTCTGTCCACCATCGACCAAATCTGTAAATATATTGCAGAGGACAACAACTACACTATCGCTTTTACGGGGACAAGAAATAACATTTTCATTACCTTTCAGAATGTAAGTGTGTACTCTGTTTATGTAGCAGGCTATATACTCAATTACTTATTCGACACAGAACCAGATATCACTGTTACGAGGGAGATCGTATGAAAAACCAATCAAGTCTACCATTGACCACTAAGTATGCACCTGACTCTACTTATATCGAGTCACCTACCAATCAAGAATGGTTGGATGGTGTTGAGCCGGGATACACACTTCCTGCTAAGTGGTGGAACTACCTGATGCAGTTGATGACGGAAACGAACGTCACAGCTAAGTCAGATATTAACAGTGTCCTCAATGAATTGAAGTCTGTACTGACTGCTGCATCCATAACCGTGGATCCTGGTGTTGAGAATCAACTTCTTGCAGCCATCAATCAGTTCCTTGCTCTTAAGGCTAATCTTGATTCTCCCTCCTTTACTGGAACACCGAGTCTTCCTACTGGAACAATCGCGGTTAAGCAAGCAGTAGATAATAATACGACTGCAGTGGCAACAACTTCCTTTGTGCTGTCACAGGCCGCAGCAACGGCCCCTCTAGCTCCTGCAGTAACAGCAGTGATTGGTACATCAACACGCTTCGCTCGAATGGATCATGTACACCCCACCAATTTTACTGCAACAGCAACCGATATTAAAATGGATGGGACCCAGTCGGTTGGAGCACTTACCACGTTCCCTAGAGCGGATCACGTTCATCCAACAGACACGTCACGGGCACCAACTTCCCATGCCTCCGCTGCCACTACCTATGGAGTTGCTTCAGCCTCGAACTATGGTCACGCTCTTGCAGGAGCAACCTCTCCTGCTGCAAATGGAACTGCTGCGGTCGGCACGGATAATGGAAAGTTTGCACGAGATGGCCATGTCCATCCAGCCAATTTTACTGCAACAGCAACTGATATAAAAATGGATGGTACCCAGTCAGTTGGAGCACTGACCACGTTCCCGAGAGCAGATCACGTCCATCCAACAGACACGTCACGGGCACCAACCGTCTCCCCGACGTTCACGGGAACCGTAACTGTTCCTGTTGGAGTAAACCCTACGGATGCTGTTCAAAAGAGTCAGCTTCCTGCGGCTACTGTAGTTTCCTCTCCTCATCGCATAGTCCTCTCTGGAGTGCAAACATACAACTGGACTTGCCCAGTTGGGGTTACTAAAATTCTGTTAACAGCGTGTGGAGCAGGAGGGAACGCTGCATCATTAAGTATAAATAGTGGATCAGGTGGTGCAGGATCATGGTGTAGAGATACAGTCATAACAGTTGTTCCCGGTACAGTCTATACATTTACCCTTTCCAATACAGTTGCCTCAACTATTACAGGTTCCGGTTTTTCTACTGTGACCTTCGGTAGAGGTGGTAATGGAGGAATCTCTGTTGGTGGTGCAGGAGGAACAGGCACATATAATACAGGGGGCGCTGGAGCTGCTATCGCTGTTGGTGGTGCAGGAGGAGGGGGTCTTGGTGGTGTAGGAAACTCTTATGGCGGTGGTGGTACTGCTGGTCCATCTGGATCAATTGTTGGTTCTCCGGGACCCGCTTTAGGTAATGGGTACCTGAGTGGTCCTGGTGGTTATGGTGGATCTGGTATGACTATAGCAGCGCAGCCCGGGGGCGCTGGTGGTGGAGGTGGAGGTGGAAATTCAACAGTAAACCCCGGCGCAAATGGTGGTTTTGGAGGTGGTGGTGGTTCTCCATACGGTAATACTGCTGCCGGAGGCACTGGTGGTGCTCCCTTCTTCACATGGAACTTTTAAGGAGAAAATGAAATGGATATATTAAGAGTGGAAGTAGTTTCTCCATCAGAATACAACGTATTCTTTCTTCAAAATGAAATTCCTGTCGTAGATCAGTGCCGCGCTAGTGATCAGTTTCAGCGTTTTTCTTTTCCTGAAATAACTGAACTCATTGAAAGTGACCCGTCCATCATTGACCGACCATTGCCACTGCCTGAGCTGACGGCAGAGCTGAAGGAATCATTCAAGCGGCAGTGTGAAGATTGGTTGCCTATACGTCGTCACAAGGGCTTTATATTCGGTGAGATTCCATGTCCTGCCGATGCTGAAGCTCAGGCAAACTTTTCCAGCGTGCTTAATCTGATTCAGCTTGGCGCGCCGGGACCATTCTTGCTTCATGACAACAACAACGTTGATCATATGCTGACGATTGCTGAAGTGCAGTCGTTGTGTGTGCAGATGGCGACCTTCGTTCAGGGTGCATATCAGGCGTGCTGGACTGCGAAAGCGTCGATTGACGCAGCAACAACAGTTGAAGAATGTGAGGCAGCAATTGAATCGCTTAGAGCTTTTTGAGCGTAGCCTGAATGGACCGTGGGTAACTTCAGGTATTGATATTCAGTACAGAATTGACCACTCGGTTCTCTACTTGCAGTGCTCGAATGGCAAGTCAGACTGGAAACTGAACTTTGATTTTCCGGTTGTTCCATACAAGAGGATGAAAGAGAAGTTCTTTGTGCATCGCGGTTTTGTGAAAGCGTGGAAATCAGTGAGAGATGAAATAATGGCTCGTGTAGATGAGTTCGAGGTCATAGTTGCATACTCACACGGCGCTGATATAGGGATACTTGCACACGAGGACTTCCGGTATGTACGTGGATTCCAGCCCGAGACTCATTTGTACGGCGCGTCGAAGATTCTATTTCTTCCGTCGAAGCACATACTGTTACGGTTCTCACAAATCAAGAACCATCAGAGCAAGGGAGACTGGGCAACAAAGGTTGTACCGTTTTACACTGCAGTCGGTAAGATAGCGACGTACTCAAGGAAATGTGTTCGACCTGAAGGAATGAAATTACTGGATTGGCTTTCAAACCATACACCAGCGCACTATAGACAAAGACTTTGGTAGGAGACAAAATGGACATCATAGCAGTACTCTCATTCATCAAGACCTTATCTCCCCTCGAAGCCGTTCTCTTGATTGCAGTCACCTTGATTGCAGCATCACAGGGTTGGCTTGTGTTCAAAGGGTTCAAGCTCTTCAAGAAGAAGCAACCGACCATCTGCCTTGCTGGGCGTGCCGGTCAGTGTGAGCTTCTCCGTATGCAAATGGATATGGCAGAAGAGAACATGGCGAAAGTGATAGCTTCTGCCATGTCCAGTTACCTTGACATGAGAGCAAAGGTAGTAGGAGACAACATCATCCTCGCAAACGACATTGAGTCTTTCTGCTATGACCTCACCTTATATCGTGTTGGACAGAACATCAAGAATGAGATCCGCTCCTTCTTCATTGCCAACCATCTCGCAGACATGGATGAGAACGCATTTGAAATATACATGCGACGACGCACAGACCAGATAATTATTACCATGACCAGTCTCATGGACAAGCTCTATTTCCCCGGCAGCGACCCCAACAGGCGGGAACTCTATGACTATAACCAGACAGTACTCATGCCGGTATTCCATCATGCAATGGAAGCTACACTCCGTAATGGGAGACAGCTTGCGATACAGTTCAAGAAAGGTGAATTAGATAAATACATGGAGAGAACAAATGGAGATTGTTAAGAAGTACCTTACGGTAAACGGGTTCTCGAGGACAGGGAAGAAGCGGTCGAAGACGCTCGGCATCATCATCCACAATATAGGAAAGGCAAATCAGAAAGCCGAAGATGTCATAGCGTACTTCGAGTCGCTGAAGAATCAGAACGCACTGGATGAAAAGCCTGATGTATCTGCTTCCGCTCAGTACGTCATCGACCTAGACGGAACAGTATATCAGCTTATGGACGAGGACGAACGAGCATATCACTGCGGAACTTCAAAGGTCGATCCGATATCTGGCTTCATATACACGGAGAAAGCACGGGTCAAGTTCGGTCAGTTCGCCACCTTCCCTGACCGTGCAAGCCCGAACGCCTGTACGATAGGCATAGAGATGTGTCACAAGGAGCATGGTGTATTTACGTCTGAGACCATTGGTTCAGCAGTCACCCTATGTGCTGCCCTCTGTAAGAAGTATGGACTCAATGAACAGGACATTATGACTCATAATGAAGTAGTCGGATGGAAGAACTGCCCTGAGCTTTGGACCAAAAGACCTGCATTTCTTTTAGCTTTCAAAGAAGACGTAAGGAGAAAAATATGAACATCGATTTGCTTATCAGCAAGGACGTAATCGACCTTATCAAACTCATTGGTTCCATCTTTGCTGGAATTGCTTTCCTCCTCCTCGTTGGTGCAATAGCCCTTCGTATTGCAGGAGTAGAAAAACTCAACTTCAAGACGGGTGCAGTTGTTCTCGATGATGATGATGAGAAACCCGCTCCGAAGAAAAGGGTAACAAGGAAGAAGGTGTGAGTATCCTACTAGGTATACCTTTACTGGTGTTTGCTGTAGCAGCGATCTATCTTAACCTATGGAGTGATGATGACCATATACAACATTAACAATCTAAGAGGCGACACGTATGATGGGGCGAAGTTTACCTTGTCACGTCTTGGCGAACCACCCCTCACTCTTATTGGAGCATTCATCATAGTCCAGTTCAAGGTCAATTCCAAGTCCCCTCCTCTGCTCACCTGGATTATTGGTGAGGGCATCACGCTTGATCTTGTTGATCCTTTGGTCTTCTACTTTGATCCTTGCATCTTCAGCCTCGCAGCAGGGGCCTATAAGTATGATGTCGAGATCACTTACGCTGATGGGCGAGTGAGCACAGACATAAATGGAACCTTGACACTTACTGATGACATCAGTCAGAGGAACGGTGGTGTGAAGTGAATGAGATAACAGTAGTAGTTGCCCCGATTGTTGTTCCTGCTATCACGGTGACGGTTGCCCCAATTGTTGTGCCCACGATCTCTGTTGTAGTCAAGGAGCCAGCGGAAATTGTACCACATATTCTTACCCCTGTACCAATCGACCCTGCTAGTGTACCCTCGGGTACACTCATTATACAGTATCTATAAGGAGCTATGTTATGGCTAATACGAAAGATGTAAGACTGTCGAACGAAGTCGTCAATGCACAAGCCGATGCACAGGCAGTCAAGGCCAATAATGGATACCTCCGTATCTATGATGGTGTACGCCCTGCAACAGGAGACACAGCAGTAGGAGCACAAGTTCTCCTTGCTGAACTCCGCATGAATGCGACTGCCTTTGGTGCCGCGGTCAATGGTGTTATTACTGCTAATGCCCTGACCCCAGACGCATCGGCCAATGCAGGAGGCACTGCTTCCTGGTTCCGTATCTTAAAGTCAGATGGCACATCACCTCTTTGGGATGGTGAAGTTGGTACTGCAACTTCTGATCTTATCCTCAACTCAGTGACTATTGGAGCTGGTGCACAGGTATCAGTGACTGCCTTTACACACACGGTGACAAAATGAATGTAGGTGACAAGCTTGATCCTATTGCCATCGGCAATAGTGGTATAGACATAAAAGGCATCCTCCTCGCGCATGGCTATGTCATGCCGCAGGGAAGCGTTGCAAAGCTCCCTCTCCTTCCTCCCGAGGTGCAGCTCGAAATCAACCGGCAGAAGGCATCGCAGGAAGCATATGAAGCTCTCGATGAAACGGCGGCGTATACCTGCCAGTTCTGCGGCGACAGTTGCAGTTCTGCATGGAAGAAGGTAGTAGCAACCAGTGAAGCAATCTTGGTGTGCGGCTCCTGCAACACCGTCGTGGAGGTGAAGTAAATGGCTGCGAAACTCGAACACGCGACCCTCGTAACGACTGCAACAACCGCGGATCAGGTCATCCTCACTGTCACGCTAGTCGCACCCTTCCTCGTGAAGCTCATGGCACTCGGGTGTGCATACACCGCGTGGAATGCCACGGAAGCGAATCTTGGGCTTGCGCGGATTCAGTCCTACGTTACAGCCGCATGGGGACAGCGATTTGAACAGAGGTTCCAGAATACGGACCTTGACAACAACGCAGGTATGTCCATCATACCGCTTGGCTCCGGCATCACCTTTGCCACGGGAGAAAACCTCCGTGCGATCTGTACCCCGGCATCCACGACCTCGATGCGCTGGCCCTGCTCTTTCTGGGGAGAGGCTTGAACCATGCCTGCACGCCTTGAACACGCGATGCTCGTCACGACATCTGTCGCAGGCGAGCAGGTTATACATTCGGTCACCGTCGCAGGATCTATTTTCAAGGTCAAGTTCATGTCATTGGGCGCGGCGTACACGACGTACAATGCGACCGAGGCGTACCTCGGCTTTGCCCGATTCCAGCATGATGTTGGATCTGGCTGGGTGACAATTGACCGAAGCCCGGCAATGGTAAATACGGATCTTGACAACAACAATCCGCTTCTCATACGCCCCCTCGGAGCCGGACAAGACTTCCAGATCGGGCAGGGACTCCGCGGCATTTGTAACCCCGCGACAGCGACCAGTATCCGCTGGTCATGCTCCATTTGGGGAGAAAACTGATGCAAGTCAATCTGCAGGAAGTGTGGAGGGACAAGGAGCTTCTCTCGGAGATAAAGAATGAGATCCTTCGTCAGAAGCAAAATGGATGGTATCCGTGGGAGATCCTTCTGCCTCCCGACCTCATCTATCCCATGCTCGAGGAAGTATCCTCTGGCATGTACACCACATGGAGTCCGGTCGTACTCGACACCGGAGTGCAGGTAGGGAACGTAGGAGAGGTGTCAATACGCTTTGTCCGTAAGGAAGAGAAGCTCTCCCCGGTCATGGTGAAGGTGCTGGAATACAGGTCAGAAAAAGCAGACAACGTGACGCCGGTGGAGGTCAGCAATGGGAATAAGATTCGAGTCTAACTACCAGCGCATCGCCGGTATCGCACCTCTCGTTGTAAATGATGCCAATCCGCTTACCCGCTGGTTCCGCGTGCATGAGTGGCAGGTTGATCCCGGCTTCGAGAGTAGACTATTGATGGTCATGCTCAACGTCGAGCCGCAGTTCCCGATCCCTGCCACCGTCGACTATGGATTCATGCGTGTCGCCGCGACTCTCGACGCTGATCAGAATCGGTGGGTAACGAAGTGGGAAACAAAGATGCTCGGTGCAGCCTTGACGAACAAAATGTCTACGCCACGCTTACAGATCATACCTATGGGATCTGGTATTACATTCACTGCAGGACAGGGACTCATGACGCAGGCGTTCTCCACTACAACTACCAGTTATCGCTGGTGGTCTTGCTACGTCATTGATGCACAGGTGGCAACATGAGAAACGTAGAATATCTCGAAACAACCTTTGACGATACGGCAATGTTCGGAGACAACACGAACCGCCTCGACGATGTCATGGCAGTCCCGACTGTCGGTGTATCTCCCATTGTCCGATACAAAGTTCCGATGGACAACAATGCGAAGGTACAGTGCCTCGCGCTCGCTTGCGACTACGGAAAACTACTTTTGCAGGGAGCATATACCACGGCGCAGGACGGGGCTCAGGTGCAGATTCGCTTCGGAGGGACGATCAAGTTTGAGCAGAAGTTCAACTGGACTGGGTTGCAGGGGTACATCGGAGGAGCTGACGATTACAACGCAGAGAATGAAATCATGCTCTCCTGTTATAATTCCGCGGTCGACGCGGGAACGGTGATCGACGTGTACATCACGGGAAAGACAAATGTCAGGCGTATGATCAATGTGGAGCTTTACGGATACCTTGATGACGGTACATACGTTCGTGTCCCAGTGAAGCAGGCGGTTGATGGAACTACTGCGACATCGGTCCCGCTCTACACCGTTCCTTCCGGTCGTATCCTCTATCTCCAGCAGCTCGTCATCAACACACGGCACATTGATGTGTACGCTGGTAAAGGGTACATGACCTACAATGGACTTCCCGTAATGGCATTTGATGTCGCGCAGACGGAAGTCGGCGGGGTTTACGGTATGGTATTCCCGTTCTACGACCTTCCCCTGAAGGAAAGTGCATCAATAGGTTTCCGCATGGACTCATTTTCCTGTGGAAATGAAGTCGTCGCCGGAACAGTGTATGCGAACGAGGAACCTGTTGTTGATGTTGCTGCAATTGCACAAGGTGTCTGGACTCGTGTTGGAAGAGAATTAACTACATGACCGTAGAAGAAATTGTTGATGCTATATGGGCACATCCAGTAAGAACTCTCGATGGTCAGTCTCCTGCCCCTCCTGTTGGTGGTTACGTTGATGACGTAGGTTATGCCGTCTGGACCTATGTTACACGTACCTTGGACGCAGCAGGAAACACAGGTACTGTTGCCACTGAACAGAAAGAGCAGGTAACTCAGGCGGAAGGTCTAGTCGCGACTGGGACTGTTGGTACAGTAGCCACAGATCAGAAGGAGCAGGTAAGTCAGGGTTCAGGTACAGTACAAGCAACTTTCGCGGGCACAATATCTACAGACCAGAAGGAGCAAGTTACTCAAGCCAGTGGTCTTCAGTCTTTCACTGGGGCAGTATCTACGGGGCAAAAGGAGCAGGTAAGCCAGGCCTCTGGTATACAGACCTCCACTGGAACAGTATCTACGGATCAGAAGGAACAGGTTAGTCAGGCTTCTGGTCTT